ACCAGTTCTTCGAAGAGCAGGATAGAGCTGTGATCGCGTACGGGGGCAATGAGGGGTTCAGCGGCGGCGGCGGCGGCGGGAAAGGGCACTGATGGCAGGTCACGTTCACGATTACCGGAAGCAGGGAGAGTATACCGACAGGCAAGGCGTGCGCCATGTTCACTACAAGTGCGCCTGCGGGTCGGAGTACTGGACCTGATGCTTCCTCCTGTCGTCATGTGGGTGGACCCGGGAAAGCAGACCGGGAATGCCGTCCTGGGCATGAATGACCATTACGGGTTCCTGGAATTCGGGGCACGGGAGGACCCGTTCTTCATTGCCTGCGAGCTGATCGAGGCAGTGGCGTCGTCAAACCGCATGGGCCTGGCCATCGGCTGGGAGAGGTTTGACATCAACGCCGGCACGCACAAGATGACCCGCGAGGGCATCAATGACGCGCTGCATGTCATCGGGGTGTGCCGGTACATCGCGGCCAAGTACGGCTGCCGCGTCCTGGAGCCGGCCCAGCAGCACACGCCGGACCCGGCCGAGCGGACGCAGCTCAAGAAGCTGGGATGGTGGGTGCCGGGGAAGGACGACGCCCAGAGCGCGGCCTGCCACATGCTGCGCTGGCTCATCCGGGAGAACGAGCTGACGCCGTTGCAGCGCGCGGTCGTGTATGGTGATGACAGACCGCAGCAGTAGACAGTCCGCATGCGGAAAGGGAGAAGATGAAAGAAGACAAGAGGGCAAGGGATTTCCTGTCCCGCATCCCGGAAGATCAGCTGGCCTGCCGGGCGCAGGGTCACAGCTGGCCGAAGATCCGCCCTGACCGAGAGCTGCCCCGTGGCACCTCGGCGGCCCGCCAGCGGGACGGCGCGTTCCAGGTCCGCGAGACCTGCGCGGTATGCGGTACCGTGCGCACCTGGACCACCCTGCCGGGCGGCGCGTTCAACATGGACGTGCAGTACCGGTACGAGCACCCGCAGGACTGGGTGACCAGGGAACAGGATCTCGCTGTCTACGGGCGCGACTACAAGGCCGAGCTGTGGGGCCTCGTGTCCGCGAGGCTGTCATGAAGAAGCTCGTCAGCTTCGATGACCTGGACGGGGGACCGGCGGACGCGACCGCGTACCTCGGCCTCGGCGGCACGTGGTACGAGATAGACCTGACCAGCGAGCACTACACGGAACTGCACTCGCTCCTGGACAAGTGGGTCGCGGCCGGGCGCGTCATCGACAACGTGCCCAGCGCCGGCCGGGGGCTCGACATCCGCCGGGAGTTCCGCGACTGGGCGGACGGTCAGGAGGGCGTAACCTACGTCACGCCGGGCGGCAACTACAGCTACAAGCGCAAGGACGTGCGCCGGTTCCTGAAGGAAACGAGGCGGGAGGAGAGCGAATGGCCTGGGCAGCCGTTGACCTAGACCCCGGGGGGACCGGCGGCCCGTGGCTCGCCGTCGGGTGCGACCGGTCCGAGTACCACCTGTGCCAGCAGGTCCCGGGGATGAACTTCCGGAAGTCAGACGGCATCTGGCGCGCGCCGCTTACCTGGGCCGCGTGGGTATCGTTGGTGACCGTGTGGGGCAGCCAGCCGCTCGACGTCCGGGACCCGCTGGCAGCGTGGGCGTCCGCGCAGTGGGACTGGGTGAAGATGCGATACAGCTTGCGCTCGGCCCTGGACGCGGGCAGCGCCGGGTTCCGCGCGGTGCTGGACGGCCTTGACCGCGAGACCGGGAAGCAGATGTACCCGTTCCAGCGCGGCGGGGTCCCGTGGCTCGCGGGCAGCGAGCGCGTTCTCCTCGGCGACCCGCAGGGGAACGGGAAGACACCGCAGCTCATCCGGGGCATCCAGGCGGTACGCAAGGACGGGTGCGACGGCCCGTGGCTGGTGGTGGCACCGGCGTCCGCGCTGTACAACTGGAAGCGCGAGCTGGCCGCGTGGGCACCGGAGCTGTCCGTCCGGGTGATCGACGGCACCGCGCTCAAGCGCCGCAGGCAGATCATGGACGAGGGCGAGGCGGACGTCTACGTGATCGGCTGGCAGACCCTGCGGCTCCACACCCGGTTGGCCAGGTACCCGGGCAGGGAGTTCACCCGCTGCGACGAGCACGGAGGCTCGACCGGCAAGACCGCCGCCCAGTGCGAAGTGCACGAAAAAGAGCTGAACGACATCCGCTGGGCGGGCGTCATCGCCGACGAGGCGCACCGGATGAAGGACGCCGGGTCCAAGCAGACGCGCGCCGTCTGGCATCTCGCGCACGGCGCGCGCTGCTTCTGGCCGGCCACGGGCACGCCGCTGGCGGACAGCATCGCCGACCTGTGGCCGGTCCTGCACGGGATCGACCCGCGCGCCTTCCCGTCCAAGTCCAGGTTCCTGGACCTGTACGCGGTCAAGATGATGGCCTGGAGCCACGGCACCGAGTACCTCGGCCTGCGGCCGGAGAACGAGAAGGCGTTCCATGCCAGCGTGCAGCCCTACATCCGGCGCATCCCCAAGGAGATCGCCCGGGAGGGGATGCCGGAGCGCCTTCCCGTGATGTTCCGGTACCCGGAGATGACGCCCGGCCAGGCCCGCGTGTACCGGCAGCTGAAGAAGACGATGCTCGGCGAGCTGGACTCCGCAGACATCAGCGCCGCGAACACGGCAGTCCTGTTCGGCCGCCTGTGCCAGGTGTCCGTGGCGTCCCTGGAGGTGCGCGACGGCGAGGACAGCGACGGGTTCACCAGGCAGGACGTCCGCATGGCCATGCCGTCATCCAAGGCCGACGACCTGCTGGACTTCCTGGACGACAACCCGGGCCAGCTGGTGGTGAGCGTCAACAGCCCGCAGCTGCTGAGGCTGTGCGCCGGGAAGCTGGACGCGCGCAAGATCACGAGCTGCTCGATCCAGGGAGGGCAGAGCCCGGTCGAGCGCGACCAGGCCGTCCAGTGGTTCCAGTCCGGGGACTGCCGGGTGATACTGCTGTCGGCGGGAACGGGCGGCGAGGCGATCACGCTGACCGCGTCCGACACCCTGCTGTTCCTCCAGCCCAATCCGTCACACCAGGTTACCGAGCAGATGATCGGGCGCGTCGACCGGATCGGGCAGGAGAATCCCGTCCGCGTCGTCTACTCGATCACGCCGGGAACCGTCGAAGAGCGCCTGTACCAGCTCTCCCGGGACAAGCACGCCCGTGCCGGCCAGGTGACGCGGGACCCTGACCTGCTCCGGTGGATGGTTACCGGGGATGCTGCCGTGGCTGCCGGCAGCGATGACACGCAGTCGTAAGTGACCTAACACATCCGCCCGGTCCTGGCCTCCTGACATGCCCATCCTGTCCAGTCCAGCCCAGCCGTGCGCATCCCTGCCCTGCCTGACATCCCGTCGCGAGCCATGCCGACATGCCCTTCTACTACTGCACCCCGGCTGACTTACCCGATCTTCCCGCGTCCGCTCCTGTCCCGCATGACTTAACCAGCCTCCTCCGGCCCGTCCGGCCCCGGCAGACAGACCTGAACGTACCCGCCATAGCCCCGCCCCCCGCTGTCCAGCCCTGTGACATACCTGCCCCAGCCTCCCCCCGGCATACTGACGTGCCCATCCCGCCCGCGCCTGTACTCACCGTGCCGACGAACCGATCCCCGCCGCCATGACAAGCCGCGCCGCCCTAGGACTGTCCGTTCCGCGCCGACATGCCTCGCCACGCCCGTACCCTCCGGCTGACAAATCAAGCCGTGCCATCCTGACCACCCTAGCCAAGCCTCTCCCGAACTCCGGCCGACGAACCGGTCCCTTCCTGGCCCAACCCTGCCGACAAGCCTCTCCTTTCCCTTCCGCTCCCTGCCGACAAGCCGCTCCCTGCCCATCCGTCCCTGTCCTTTGCCGACTCACCATCCCCGTGCACTCCCCGTCTGACCTGCCGACTCACCTCATCTTTTCTGACCTGCTCCCGTCCTCGCCGACAAACCACGCCCATCCCCGGCTGACTAGCCCAGCCTGACTTGCACGGGCCACCCTGACATACCCAGCTGAGCCAAACTCGTTCCGACTTGCCCGCCCTGCACGGCCCACCGGCTTTACCGACTTACCCGTCTTGGTCCTTCCGCATCCGGCCGTGCCGACTTGCCCGTCCTACTCTGACCACTGCGTGCCGACAAACCGCACCAATGCATTACAGGCCCTTCCGCTCCCCTCCCCGTCCAGGACGACGAACTGATCCGAACCTCACCCGTACGCGCCTGCCCGACCTCGCCCAGCCACGCCGACTAGCCAAACCTGACCCCTCCTCTATGACAGGCCAACCCACGGCACCCCTGCGCATTCCTGCGCCCCCGACACACCATCCCAGGGCATTCCCCGCGTGACGTCCCCGCCCGAGGCGCGCCGCATATCCCGACCGGCCGATCCTTGACCGATACGACACATCTCACCTTTCCGGCCTTTCCTGACAAACCAAACCACCCCCTTCCGGCCCGACATGCCATGCCAGCGCGCACCAATCCGCCCCCTTCCGACCTGACAAGCCGCCACGCGCCGGACCCCGTACTGACAAGCCGCCACTAGCCCATATCGGACGACTATCCCTTTGCTTTGTGGTATACAGGAAGTCCGCAGGGAGAAGATCACGAAATCGAGGAGACACATGTCACTCCCGTTCGAGAAGTACCAGGCAAAAGCGTGGCCGTTCCGGTACCGCGCCAGCATCCTCGTCGAGCAGCTCAACGGCGGCGTGCCCGCCCAGGAGAAGACCGCCGAGGCGTGGATACGGGCCAAGCTGAAGGACCTGCGCAGTCCCGCCGAGGTGCAGCAGCTCGTCGACCAGACCAAGGCCGAGCTGCGCGAGTCGCATGCCGCTGCGCGCGGCCAGGCGGAAGTCGCCGAGGATTTCCAGAGAGAGCTGGGCGAGCGCGGTGACGTCACCGTCCTTACCCCGATCGAGCTGGGCGACGATGAGCTGAACAACCTGGCGATTGCCAAGGCCGCGCAGGACATGGCCGGGCTCAACATGTTCAAGCGCACGCCGGCGGGCGTGCTGTACGTTGAGGGCCGCCAGGTCAAGGCGGCGCTCAAGGAGGCCGTGTCCGTCGCGGCCAACGCCGGCAAGGTCAGCACCAAGGGCTGGGGCAACCCGGACAACGCCGCGTACAAGAAGCAGCTCAAGGGCTGGTTCCCGGAGCACGTGTTCGTGCCGGAGAAGACCCTCCCGCTGTCCCGGGAGGACGGCAGCGAGGTCACCGACCCCGACGGAATCCTCCAGAAGTTCGTGCACACGCACCGGGGCGACGCGATCGGGTACGAGGAGTACGTGGAGAACGCGGTCGTCCGGTTCACCGTCAAGACCGATGTCGAGATCTCGGACAAGGACTGGGCGATGATCTGGCTGACCGGCCAGGAACAGGGCATCGGCGCTAGCCGCAGCCAGGGGTTCGGCACGTACACGGTCACGGAATGGGAAAAGGCCCGGTAGTGAGCAGCGGAACAGTGGCGATCTCCAATTCGGAAATATCCACTTTCGATAGATGCCGCCGGAAATGGTATTTGGCATACTACCTGGGGATGGTGCCGTCGGACGATCCGCCCGTCGGCAACGCGATCCTGGGGACGCGGGTGCACGCGGCACTGGAAGGTTATTACGGATACCAGCTCGACCCGTCCGACGTCCTGAACGTGCTGTACGCGCTTGAGGCTGACGCCAGCCCGGACTGGAAGACAGAGCTGATGGCCGAGCGCGAGATAGCCGTGACCATGGTGACCGGGTACCTGGAATGGGTCGCCGAGACCGGGGAGGACGCGAACCTGCGCGTGGTCGCGGTCGAGCAGGACGCAGAGGTCCCGCTGCCGGGGATGCCCGGGGTCCTGCTCAAGGCCCGGATGGACCAGGTGGTTTACAGCGAGGAGACCGGCATGCTGTCCTTCCTGGACCACAAGACTGCCGCGACCTTCGATTCGCACGACATCATGGACCTGAACCCCCAGTTCAAGTTCTACGCGATAGTCCAGCGGCTGCTGGCCGGCCCGGACGGCCCCCCGGTGTCCGGCGGCATCATCAACACGCTGCGCCGCGTCAAGCGCACGGAGAGGTCGAAACCGCCGTACTACCGGCGCGACGGCTTCCGGTACAACGACGTTCAGCTCATCGCGGCCCTGGAGAGGGTCACCGCCATCGCAGGGCAGATCCGGCAGGCCCGCGCGATGCTCGATGACACGTACCAGCGCGCGGGCGGGGACCTGCACGCGGTCAACGCGCTCCAGCGGCGCGAGCTGTACCCGTCTCCCATCGCGACGCTGTGCCGGTGGGACTGCCCGTTCGTGGCGGTCTGCCCGGCGATGGACGACGGGTCGGACTGGCCCGGAATCATGACCAGGTCCGGTAAGTACCGCCAGGACAACCCTTACCGGTATTACAGGAACGACCCGCTGCGTGCCGTCCGGGATGCGCTCGGCAAGGGGTAGTGTGGGGACCCTGGAAGAGGGAGCTGATAGATGTCACAGCCTGCGGTAGCTATCGGCCAGGCACACCCTGCGCGTGCCCGGCAGCGAAAGCAGGGCCTGTCCTTCCTGCTTCACGCGCCGGCCAAGGCCGGCAAGTCGAGCCTGGCGGACAGCGGGCCGGCCCCGCGCCTGATCATGGATATCGAGGGGACGTCGTGGCTGACGCCCAGCAGGAAAGCGTACTGGGACCCGATGCGCGAGCCGCCGCCGCAGCAGGAGAGGCACCTGACGGCCGGGTACGGGCAGCCGAGCGTCACGGTGGCGTGGGAGTCGTGCATCGTGCTCATCCGCGCGGCGCGCGAGATCGACCGCGTGTACCAGGTGCTCAACTCCGGGCGTCACCCGTTCAACGCCCTGTCGGTCGACTCTGTCACCGAGATGCAGCAGCGCGTGATAGACGAGCTGTCACCGGGCACCGGGAAGGTAGACCGCGACCAGTGGGGCATCCTGCTCCGCAAGATCAACAGCATGGTCCGCGCATACCGGGACCTGCTGACACACCCCTCCAGGCCACTGTGGTCGGTGGTGTTCGTAGCCGGGACCACCGAGCACAACGGCAAGTGGCGGCCGATGGTGCAGGGCCAGGCCAGGGACTCCCTGCCCTATTACGTCGACATTCTCGGCTACCTGCACGCCAACGCCGACAACACCCGCGACCTGCTCATCGGGCCGCATCCCAGCTTCGAGACCGGGGAGCGCGTCGGCGGCAGGCTGCCGTACTCGCTGCGGATCGGTTATCCCGGCCGCGTTCAGGGCTGGACGATCGAGGACATGCTCAAGCAGGTACTCAAGGAAGGATGATCATGTCAGCTGAATACGATTTCAACGCACTGTACGGGCGGGCGGACCTGTCCGGGTTCACGGTCCTGCCGAAAGGCAATTACGACGCGGTAGTCACCAAGTCGGAATGGGGCAGGACCAAGGACGGAACCAAGGGCATGTGGACGGTCGAGACCGTCATCACGACCGGCGAGCACGCCGGCACCAAGCGCACGGGCAACATCACTGTGTCGCTGACCAAGAATGACGGGTCATCCAACGAGAAGGGCCTGGGCATGATGTTCAGGCAGCTCAGCTCCCTAGGCGTGCCGGTGCCTCCTGATCAGCAGCCGTTCTGGCAGCTTGGCTGGACCGAGCAGCAGGTAGCGCAGTCCATGGTCGGCAAGCCGGTCATGCTCAGGATCACCGTCCGCGAGGCCGAGGGCGACTATCCCGAGCGCGACCAGATCCGGGACTTCCTCCCGCCGCGCCCGGGAGCCCCGCTCCAGGTGCAGCAGAAGCCAGGCTACGGTGCCGCGATGGGGTACGAGCAGAACTTCGCCGCTCCGCCTCAGCAGCCGCAGTTCCAGCCGTACCAGCAGCAGGGACAGGACCCGTACGCGCAGCAGCAGCCCGCCGCGTACGGCCAGCAGCCGCAGAACGGTTACCCGCAGCAGCCTCCGCAGGGAGGGCCGGCCGGGTACGGTGGTCAGCAGGGTACGGGTCAGACTGCCCCTGGGCCGTGGCAGAACGCGCAGCAGCCGGCAGCCGGGCAGCAGCAGGTACCGGGTGCGCCATCGTGGGCGCAGCCGCCGCAGCCTGGCCAGGGGGGCACGGGCGAGTTCACGCCCCAGGGGCAGTCCCAGCAGCCGTCCTTCATGCCGCCGGGTGGCCAGCAGCCGCCGCAGCAGAATCAGTGGCAGCCGCCGCAGTACCAGCCGCCGCAGGCGCAGTTCCAGTCTCCGCTGGGGCAGCCGCCCCAGCAGCCGAACGGGTACCAGCAGCAGCCGCAGCCGCAGCAGCAGCAGCAGGGTGCCCCGGAACTTCCGCCGTGGGCGCAGTAAGCCCGTGACGGTGGGAGGGGATTCCCGCAGCAGGGCCTTCTGTCGCTTTGACCTGCGCGTGCCCGCGAAGCCGAGCGACGTCACCGGGCACGCGGGAATCCCCTCCGAATTTTCCCTTGACGGGAATGGGCACGGCCCCTTAAGGTGTTGATAGAAGTACAGGGCACCGAGAAGCCCCGGATGTCATACCTGAGGGAGAAGATTCTGGACATGAGTGTTCAACTGGAAGCACGCAACGCGAGCGCGCAGGACCTGGTCGCGATCCTCAACGACCAGAAAGCGCGCAAGATCGACCTGGTGGCCCCCGCGAGGAACGTGTGGGCCAGGGACGGGCAGATCGTCGTCCGGGGCGCGGAAGCGCAGATCGACGACGACGGCGTCACCCCCGTCGACGGCACGTACCGCCCGACCGCCGTGTTCGACGACGGCCTGAGCGACAAGCTGGTCATCCCGCGCAACTACGTCCGCCGGCTCCGCGAGAGCCGTCCGGACATCCTGGACGCCAACGTCAACGGCTGGCTGCACGGCCGGTCGCTGCGCGCGTCCGACGGCACGAAGACCGAGATCCACAAGCCCGACGAGCGCGCGTTCCTGCTCCGGCTGTTCCGGGGCGACGACGGCGGGAACGGCGTGGCCAGGGCCATGCTGTCCGACAAGTACGGCCTGTCCATGGACAACCTGGACATCCTGACCGCCGTCATGACCGGCATCCGCGACAGCGGCGCGCACGTCATCACGCGCGTCACCAACCTGTCCGAGCGCGGCATGCGGGTCCGGTTCGAGGCCCCCGACATCTTCGCGGAGGCCCCCGGTCTCCTGGAGGGGTACAAGAGCCCGTTCGACGGGCGCGGTGCCAGCAGGGCCGGGCTGTTCGACGAGCTGCGCCAGCAGTACGGCCAGCACCACATCTTCGAGGAGAAGGACGCCCCCCTGGCGTTCATCGGCTTCGACCTGTGCAACAGCGAGACCGGCGGCGGCGCGTACACGCTTACCCCCGTGGTCGAGATGGTCCGGTGCACGAACGGCTGGGTCGAGCGCAAGGAGGGCGTGCGCAAGGTGCACCTCGGCGCGCGGCTGGGCGAGGGACTGGTCAAGCCGTCCCTGATCACGCTGCGCAAGGCCGGCGACCTGGTCGCCTCCGAGACCCGCGACGCGGTCACGCAGTGGCTGGACAAGGGCTACCTGGAGCGGCTGATCGAACGGCACACGCGCGACGCGCAGACGCCGGTCGCCAGCCCGACGGAGACCGTGCCGGCCGTGTGCGCCTCGCTGGGGTTCACGCCGGACGAGCAGAAGGGCGTGCTGGACCTGTTCATCCTGAGCGGCCAGCCGACCGCAGGCGGCCTGGCCAACGCGGTCAGTGCCTACGCGCAGACGGTCGAGGACGTCGACAGGGCGTACGAGATCGAGCTGCGCACCGTGGAGGCCCTGGAAGCCGCTGCGGCGAAGTAAAGGGGGGAATCAGACGTGAGGACCCGGCCGGAGTTCCCGCTCCCTGGCCGGGCTCTCACCTTTTCTACTGGAGAGCACTGAAGTGCAGCAGACTATACCTACGCCCGGGGGAGAAGCAGGATACGCGGTCCTGGCCAGGCTCATCACCGCCTATTTTGCGGTAAACCCGCCGGTAGACCCGCGCCAGGTCTACTCCTGGCACCACCGCGAGACGAAGAACAGGGACGGCGAGCCGTTCCCGGGACCGGTGTCCACGGACACGGCCACGCTGCGCACGCAGCCCCGCTACCTGTTCTCCGTTACCGCCGTGCTGGACTGGTACGGCAAGGGAGTGCCGGACAGGAAATCCAACCAGCACAAGACCCGCTGGAAGGGGAATGGATCGGCACCGTGAGGTGTTGATAGAAACTGTAGGGCTCACAGGGAGCCCGAGGGAGATGATGATGAGCAGGACATCTGAAGACAGGATCCGCAAGGTCAGCCTGGAGCAGGCCGTGCGGTACCTGGCCGGCCGGTCACGGTACACGGACGAGCAGGCCAGGGAGGCGATACTGGACCTGGACTACGACTGGAACAGCGGCGGTCAGACCCTGGCGACCGCACTGGGCGCGTACGTCACGCGGACCAGGGACGGGTACATCGTCCGGTACTCCGCCGTGCGCGAGCGCCGCGAGGAAGAGGCCGTGGACGAGCACTGGTGCCCCGAGTGCAACGCCGCTCCGGGCGTCGGGTGCTGCATGATAAGAGGCCACGGCACGCCCCGCCCGAAGACGAAGCACCCCCACGCCGGCCGTGTCAGGGAGGCCACGCGATCATGAGGCCGATGGAGGCAGTGCAGCTGGCCGGGAACCTGACGTTCCGGCCGGGGTGGACGATTCAGGCCAGCGTCCTGGACGACCGCCGTGTCTACGTCGACTTCACGGTCAACACGGTCGACACCAGCTACCCGTCTGAGAACGGGACGTACGGCAAGACCATCACGCTCATGCCGGATTTCACGGTGGACGTGAGCGGCATGGACGCTGACCAGTTCCTGTACGAGGTCCTGCGCAAGGCGATCGAGGCCGACACGCACGAGGCCCGCGAGTTCCTGCGGGTAAAGCAGGCAGACGGCAGCTGGAAAGCGCCGTTTCACCCGCATAACGACGACGGCAATGTCAAATGGGAGATGGCCAGGCTGAATCACCTGGCCAGGAAACTGGGAGTGTGAGATGAGGGTCTGGGACACCGAGAGCGGCAGGACGCTCGACGTGAGCCCCGTCTCGGCGGCGGCGGGCATGCTCAGGTATGCCCGCCGCTACCCGGCGGGAGGACCGGAGCGCAGCCTGTTCGAGCACGACGCGCTGGATATCCTGCGGGACGCGGCGACCGCGTGCGAGCATTGCGGGGCGTACGGAAGCCAGCCGCACGCGCCCTGGTGCCGGATAGCCGCCCAGGAATAACCGCACCGGACATGGTGTTGATAGAAGTACAGGCGCAGGGAGCGCCCCGAGGGAGAAGATCATGAGCACGAGGTGCAGCGTCCATTTCACGGACGAGGGCAGCGACAGGGTGCAGGCGAACGTCTACCGGCACTACGACGGCTACCCGGAGACCGCGCAGGCCGACCTGGCGCAGTTCTTCCGGGACGTGCAGGCCCAGACACCGGACACGCGGTTCAGTGACGCGAGCTACCTGGCGGCGAAGTACGTCGTCTGGCAGGCCGGGCAGTACGCGCGGGTTCCGGGGGAACTGGAGTTCACAGGGGTCGGAGTGCAGGTTAATGACCCGCTGGACATCGACTACGTCCACACCGTGGAATGCCGTGCCGAGGGACTGCCGATCGTCACGAGCCGGGAGGCGTAGGCATGAGACTCGGCGGGAGCATCGGCCCGCGCCTGCTGCGCCTGAGCTGGACATACTGGCGCAGCAGGCCGCGCCCGCGCGGAAAGTCATACCACGGTACGCTGCGCGACAGCCAGGGCAGGATCTACTGGACGTGCCCGCATGACCACCGGCGGCCGGACACGGCCGACGCGTGCGCGGTGCGGGAGCAGAATCGCAGGGCTAACACAGGGAGAAGATCATGAGCAGGATTTACCGGCCGGCGTCCAAAGAGGAGTCCGGCACCGAGTTCACGCACGAGAGCATCGAGCACGCCCTGATCAGCCACAAGGAAGCAGGCCTGATCCGGAGCTGGTGGCGCGACCCGCGCACGCAAGGGGCATCGGGCACGCGGACGGTCCCGCTGTACTGGGTGATGTCCTCAGACGGCAAGCCGATCGGCCTGGCGAACGTCTGGGAGGCCAGGGCGCTGCTGTTCGGCCTGTCCAGCGCCCGGCAGGAGCAGGAGCGCAGGGCGAACGCCGAGGCCAGGGCCCGTGAGGCGGACGCGGCCGAGCGCGAGCAGCGGCTCGCGGCCGAGCGCGCCGAGGACGAGCGCGTTACTGCCGCCGCCGGGTGCCCAGGGTGCGGCGCGCAGCCGGGCCAGCGGTGCACCCGCGACGTCCGCGACGACACGCCGTACGCGGCGCACCCGCACGCAGCCCGGCGCGACCGCGCGCGGACCAATACCCCGGACGACATCCGGGAGCTGGGCAGCCAGGTCAGCGCCGTCCGGGCCGCGTTCGAGCGGCACTTCGGATGATCAGCGCGAGGGAGTACATGGAGGCGTCCGCCGACCACCGCCGTCTCACGGCCGAGGAGGCGGCGGACGCCCGTGCCGGGAACACGGACCTGGAGGGAATGATATCCGTGCCCGTGGTGTTGATAGAAGTACAGGGCGCGGGAAGGACCCGGGGCCCAGAGGGAGCAGATAATGGACCTGGTAGACCGGCTCACCGGCCTCGATGAGGGCACGCTGAGCGAAGACGAAGAGACCGAGCTGTTCCAGCACCTGGTCGACACCGGCCTGGCCTGGAAGCTTCAGGGCAGCATCGGCCGCCAGGCGGCCGACATGATCGACGCGGGCCTGATCAGGCCCGCGTGAGGGAGAAGATAATGACTGAATTCAGGCCGCTCCGCGTGATCGCGGAAGACATCCGCGACCACTGGGCCAACGTGTATTTCGGCGCGGAGCCCTACATCCGGGCCATGAGCCAATTGGACACGGCCAATGACAAATACGGGCACGACGATGCCAGGGACATCGTGACCCGGTTCCTGATCAACGCCAGCGGATGGCGCGGCGAGGATGCCCGGCGCATCAAGGCCGAGCTTAAGCGGATCGCGGGAACCAGGTGACCCGGGGGACGCAAGCAGGGCGGGACGCGCTGGTGGCAGAGATCACCAGCGCCCGCGACCACGCCATATCGGCAGCCGCGTTCGGCGTCATCGACAGGGCCGAGTACCGCCAGGTCGTGGCCGCGCTGAACATCGCCAAGAAGACCCTGACCGGGGAAGAAGCCCCGGTCACCCGGAAGGAGACAGCATCTCGTGGATGAGGACAGCACCGGGCAGGCGCGCCGCGACATGATCGCGAGCGGCCAGCCGCAGAAGGACCTCGCGGAGGCGCGGGACACCTGGACGACCGCCGAGCTGACGGAGGACTTCGATGTCCTCCAGTTCGCCGCCCCGTTCGTGCTCGCCCGCCGCAAGGACGACGGGAAGACGGGCATCCTGGAGTTTGCGCGCGGGGATGACGGTGTCCGCCGATACTTCGGGTGGAAGGAATCATGAAATACGACATAGCGAAATCCTGGCAGGCCGGCCCGCGCGTGCGGGTGGAGGTCGACACGACCGGGACCCTGCTGATCGCGGTGACAGGGTCGCCTGCCGGGGGCAAGGACAGGTACATCAGAGCCGACCTGCCGGGCGTCCTGGATAATGTGATCCTCAAGGCCAGGGCCTGGTCCGGGGAGGTGTTCCCCGGCGCGGAGCCCGGCCGTGAGGACCTGGCGTGGACATGGCGGGAGCGGGCCGAGGCATGGGACGCCCTGTACTTCGCGTACAAGCTGCCCGGGCCCCCGTCCGATGGATCGCGGGTCAGCGAATTCCTGCACGACTGGAGTGAAGTCCGGCGGCTGGCTAAAGACGGGCACCGGCCGGAGCAGACGATCAAGGAGTACGCGAGGGAGTGGGAGCGATGGTGGTAGTAAGGGCCTGGACGCTGGCGGCGCTTTCTGCCCTGGTGTTCGTCGTCCTGGCGGACACGCAGCACGATGCCTGGTACCTGGCGGGCGTAGCGTGGTGTGCAGGGATCGGGTACCTGAACTGGCATCTCCTGCGGCGGAATACGGCTATGCGCCGTGCGTGCCGCCGGGATGATCCAGAGCGGTAACCGGCTTGCACCCGGTCAGAGGGTCCAGCGACGGGTCCGTTTCCGTCGCCGGGCCCTGCTGCATGTGCACTGCGGGGTTGCGGTGGTACTCCGGGTCGTGGCTCCACATGCCGCGCGGGTTGAGCAGGTCGAGCACGTGCGCTACGGACACGACCGCACCGGGGCCGGCGCTGCGCTGGTAGGACTGGAGCAGAACGGTCACGCGCTCGACCGTCTCCGTGTCGGCGGACTGCTGGTCCGGGCGCTTCGGGGACCCGAATCTCACGAGTGCTCGAACGGGACTGAGTAGTTCCAGGTCCCCAGCTCGTGGGTGCCCCCGGCAGCGCACTTGCCCGCGCCGTGGACGAGGCCCTGGCACTTGGCGCACCAGTGCCATCCGGATTGCGTGCCCGTGACGGGCTTGCCCTCGGCGGGCGGGGTGGTTGTCACTGTTCCTCCGTATGCCAGCTCGGCCAGTTCCGTGATGGTGCCGTGGTAGACCGAGCAGTCCGCCGTGCCGACGCCGGGGACATCGTAATCATCGGTGAACTGCCAGAGTATGTGGGGACTGGCGGGCTCGGCCGTGGAATAGTCCGCCAGCCACTGGACGGGAAGCGCGCCGGCCGCCGAGCCGAAGTTCAGCCCGGTGTACGTCCACAGGTACTGGTCCCTGACGCCCAGCGTGATCATCTCGTTGTACCAGGCGGTGAGCATGGCGTGCTGGCCTTCCTCGAAGTCAGCGGTGATCACCTCGCCCTTCTCCAGGCCGCCCAGCAGCTTCATCAGCGCCTCGGCCTGCTCCTGGCCGCTCTGCCCGCTCACCAGGTACTGGTAGATGTTCAGGAACTGCGCGCCCCCGCTGTGCAGGTCCGCGCGCCGCGCTCCCCCGTACCAGGCCCCGTCGTCCTCGGCACCGCCGTACATGGCGCGGATGCTGATGCCCTTGCTCCACTCCAGGTATGCCGCGTCCGCGATGTCCGGCTGGAATTCGCTGATGTCCGCCAGGAGGGTGTACGTGCCCGTGAACGCCGGGGTCGCGGCCTCGGGGGCCGGCTGGGACGCTGCCGGGCTGCCGTCGCGGAACGGTGTCACGCCCGCCGGAATGACCGAGCTTGTACTCATGGGACCAGGGTAGACCCTACTGGCCCGCCCAGTACTGCGAGAGCTGCTGGTCGAAGTTGTACTCAGTACCCTGGCTGGCCGTGCCGAAGTACACGCCGGCCACGGTATTGAGGTATGCGATCGCGTTCACGGCGGTCGTGGCGTCGGCCGAGTCGTACGGGTCCGGCAGGCCCTCCAGGTATGTTTCCCCGCTTCCCTGCCCGTTGACCTGCATAGACAGGTTGACCACGGCCTGCATGACGTTGCGCATGCTGACCGTTAGCTGGGATATCAGCTGGTCTACCTGCGTCTTGCTGGACTGCTGCCCCACTGTCATGGCCCGCTCCTCGTGAACTTGCTGCCGTAACCGCTGACGGTCTGGCTGGTAACTGATGCACTCCACGTGCTGCTGATTGTAATCGTGTTGGATGCCGAGGAGTTGAACGCCTGGCCGGCGTTAACCCCGGAGAGGTACGAGGCGTTGCTGTTCGAGCCCGATGACCTCGTACCCGATATCCCGATGCCGCCGTTCAGGAAGAAATTGGCGGTTCCGGACACGCCGAGCGTGACCACGGCCAGCTTCCCGGTGACTGTCCCGTTGAAGTTCGTTGACGCAGGGAAGAATGCGCCGCCGACGACCGCGTTGGCCAGGAGGCTTCCCCCTCCTGCCCCGTTGACGCTGATGCCGAACGTAAGGGTCGCCGTGCCTGCCGATTCCCACAGTCCCGAGTACGGTACCTCTATCTCGTATATGGTCCCTGCCTGTGCGTTCCCGGCCGGGATCGTCCAGGTGGCGCTGACTACCATCGTGCCGCCGTTGGCGTTGGTGTGCGTGGCCGTGTCCGTCTGCACGACGGGGTAGTTCCCGGTCATCCCGGTGGAATGTGCCGCCTGCACCTGCCCGTACGTGCCGCCGGTTAGCGTGGTCGCGCCGCTGGTCCCCCCGTAGACCGTGTACCCGGCGCTCACCGGCTGCCCGAGCAGCGGGTCCGTGGTCGCGTACGGGCAGTCGGAGGAGATCAGCTCGAAGACGTACGTGGTGACGATGCCCTGGCCCTGCGCTCCGGCCCCGCCGCTGGTCCCGATGCCGGAGAATCCCTCGCCGCCGCCGCCGCCGGCCCCGTATATGCTCCCGGCGGCCCCGTTCCCGCCGCCGCTGGCCCCGGTGCCGCCCTGCCCGCCCCCTGCCGTCCCGCCGGCCCCGCCGGCTCCCGCTACCGTGCTGCTGGGCAGGCCGCCGTTCGCGCCGTTGCTGGTGCTGCCCGCTCCTCCTCCTCCTCCTCCGCCGTTCGGGGTAGACGAACTTCCGCCGCTTCCGCCGGCAAACGAGATCGTGTTGGAGCTGGCCGCGCCGCCCTGCCCGTCTGAGCCGGTACCCGAGTTGCCGCCGCTGAACCCCTCATTGCCCCCGTACGCGATCACGAATGTCTCGGCTCCCAGGGCGAACGTGGCATTCTGCCCGGATGTCCCCGGCGTGCCGCCGCCGGTGCCGGGTGCCCCTCCCGCGCCGCCGGGCGGTACGACAACCTGGTACGTGGTGCTCCCGGTAATTGCCAGGGCGGGCTCCTCGGCGTACCCGCCTGCCCCGCCGCCGTTCGCCCCGCCGTCTGAGTTGTTCGTCCAGCCGCCTCCGCCTCCCGCGCCGGACGCGTACATCTGGACGCGGGCCACGGTCGCTGCCGGGGGCGATGTCCAGTTATTGCTCCCGGTCGAAGTGAATACCGACACGGTCGGGGTGACCGAGTACTTGTACACCCCGTCCCCGGTATTACGGAGGATGACCTGGCCGCCCTGGATCTGCCCGTCGTAGATCGTGGACGCGGACAGGGTGGACGTGCCGATGCTGACGGCGCTTATCGCCTGGCCGTCCAGTGCGCCGAACTGGATCAGGTCGGCAGTGATCGAGCCTAGCTCGATCGCCGACCCGGGCAGTCCGCCGGCCGGGATGGTGGCCGCCGTGGCGACCGGGGTGGCCGTGGCGTACGCGCTCGGGGCGCTGGAGTTTCCCGACTCGTTGACCGCGACCAGGGCGAAGTAGTACTCGATGCCGGCCGTCAGGTTGCCGATGACGGCGATGCCGGTCTTGGCCAGCGTGGTCTGGAGGGTGGCGCTGCTGGGCGTGAAGCCCGCCTCGGCCGAGCAGTGAACCTCGGTGTCGGAGAAGTCCGACAGCGGGAAGCTGCCGTCCGCCATGGTGCCGTCCCAGTACACCCATGCGGACAGGGCGCTCGCTCCTGCCAGGGGCGCGGACGGGGCCACGGGGACGGTGCTGACCGATGACGTCACGGTGTACGTGCCGTCTCCCTGGATGCCCACCACCAGTGCCGGGGACCCCGTGGCGTCATTGACGGTGAGGGTCCCGTTCTCGATGGACGTGTTGCCCATCTGCGAGGTGCGCTGGGCACGCTGGATCGCGGTGATCTGCGTCTGGAGGGTGACCAGCTGCCTTTGCAGCTGAGCCATCGCCGGGCCGACGGACGGGGATACCGCCATTACAGTGTCCCCGCCTCTCCCGATTCGGCCATGTAGGAGTAGGAGTCCGAGCGTGCCAGGGTGAGCGTGGCGATGTCCGTGGTCGGGTCCTGGGCGATCGACACGACGCGGCACCAGATTACGGTGTTCCGCCACCCGGTGCACATGGTGACGGGGATGTCGTCACCGCACATGAAGGAGCCGAACGGGGCGTTCGCGTGGTTCTTGACGGTGACCTGCTGCGGCGCGTCGATGTTCTGCACCGACGCCAGGAACTTGGCGGCCTTGGACTGGAGACGTGCCTGGGTGAGTACCGTCTGGTCCGTGTAGACCTGGGTCCTGCTCAGCCGCTGCCCGGACAGTGCCGAGGCGCTCGCGCGCAGCTCGGCGCTGCCCGACCCCGCGCCGAGCGCGATGATGTTGTCCGCGAACGTCGACCCGTCGTCCACCACCTGGACGGGCTGGATGATGTTCTCGCCCTCGGCGAACCGCAGGTCTGAGCGCCGGGTGCCGATGCGCGGCACGCCGAAGTGCAGGTAGTGCTCTACGTCGGTCTTAGCGGCGTTGCTCCATACGTGCTGCTCGTGCCAGTCGAACGGGATCTCCTGCTGGATAGACTGGATCTCCTGCCCGCAGTCGGTTGTGTTGTACCAGAGCAGCTGGAACGGGGTGGGCGCGAGGACTATCTGCTCCCCGGCCGCGTGCGCCTCGTTCAGCCCGGAGGACAGGATAAGCTCACCGGTCGGCGTGCCCGCGCTGTTCGTCGGCACGGAGCTTACCGTGTACGGCACGGTGCCGATCAGGATCACCTGGCCGGTCGCGAACCCGGCCGCGTCCCAGACGTAGATGGCGGCAGCACCGCTCGCCGCCGCCCTGGCCAGGGTTGTCCAGGTCTGCACCTGGAGTACGTCCTCCCCGGCGTTGTGCGTCTCGTTCAGGTTGGTGCCGAGGTTAAGCTCCCCGGTAGCCGTGCCGGAGGAGTTGGTCATCACCGTCTTGATCGTGTAGGCGATCCCGTTGACCGTGATCCGCATGCCGTTCGACAGCGACGCGGCATTCCACACCCATATGTACGGCTGGCCGGACGCGGCACTGCGCGCGAGCTGCGTGGATGCCAGGCTGGTCAGGCCGGCCCCGACGTCGGCCCCGGCCTTGGCCGTGTCGAGCTGGAGCCCGAGGTGCGTCTCGACGCTGGCCTGTATCCAGCCCCAGATGAAGCGCACCGCGTCCAGGGCATCCAGGTTGTACGCGGTGTAGTTCGCGCCGGTGTACGGCGTGCCCGACGGGTACCCGGCCCAGCCGGTCGCGGTGAGCGTCCACTGCGGTCCGTTGAACTGGCTCTCGGTGACGATCCCGCCGAAGTTGATGGTGTCGTTCTCCTCCAGGTAGACCGCGTCGCGCCAGGAGCGCACGAACGGGTTCCCGGTGGAGTCGAGCATGTCCGCGCGCGGCGGGCTCAGCGTGCACTGGAACGTGTCCGGGTTGTTGAGGTTCCAGGTGATGGTGGGGGACGTGATCCCCTGCACGTCCCGGTGGTACCACTGCTTGGTTATGAGGTTCTGGATGTGCATGCGCGGCATCTGCGACTTGATGAACGCGGGACTCGCGATGGGGGCGGTCAGCGGCTGCTGGGCGGTCACCAGGATGGAGGTGGCCTCGAATACGTCGTCGGCTACCGCGCTGCTAACGTGCGGGATGAAGGACAGGGCGGAAGACGGGACGGACGTCCCGCCGGGAACCGCGTACGGGACCTGCACCCACAGGCCGGGCGGCACGCTGATCGTCACCGACGACGTAGAGAGGAACGTCGCGCCGTCATACCAGTCGAAGCACATCTGTATGCTGCCCGAGGTGCTCTTGACCCACGCCGTGATCAGGTACCCTATGCCACTGGCCAGCGGGGACGCGGCGGTCGCGTAGATGCCGCCGGGCACCGTCCCGTTGTTCGCGTACTGGGCGGCGTACGCCTGGCCGGGCAGGCTGCCGGCCTGCGCGTTGGCCGGCGTCCAGTCCATCAGGATGACGCCCCAGGATCCGGTGCCCATGCCCGTGGCCGCGTATCCCGTGAGACCGTCCGTGGCCGCAGTCTGCCAGGCCACGTTCTTGCTGTACCCGCCGCCGCTGGTGGACGTCACCGATGCCCAGCCGGCAGGGGTGGCACCGCTCGCGGCCGGGCTGAATGACACGGCCAGGAGAGTATCCCCGGCGGCCTCGGGGGTAATCCATGCCGAGGCCGTAGACCCGTTCCCGCTGCTGGCGACGGCTGCCTGGGCCAGGCGGCCGAGATAGCCCGTCGCGCCCCATGCCGATGACGCGAAGCTGCCGTTCGCGCTCGATGTTACCGTGACGTAGTCCGCCGCGCCCATCGCCTGGCAGTTGTAGGCCGCGAACAGGTACTCGAACATGGTCCCGGCCTGGTTGGGGGCCACGGCCACCAGGCTGTAGGAGTTGCCCGCCGTGTCCTTCACGCCGGTAATGCTCTTGGTCGCGGACGATACCTGGACGAGCGCGGTGTCTCCTTGCAGGATCACCTCGGCCCCGTTGTTGGCGGGGATGGTCCAGCTGGTCCCGCTCCCGGGATCGGCGTACCCGAACTGGTAGAACGCGCCGGGCGGCGTGATCGCCTGGCTCGTGATAGTGCCGTTCTTCGCCTGCCAGCCTGTCAGGCTCCCTCCGGCCATGTACGGGTTGGCATTGAGCACCTGGAGCCCTGCCTGCCCCGGCACCTGCGGGATCAGGTACTTGACCACTGCCAGGCGGTCGGCTGCCGCCGCGTTCTCCGCCAGGGCCGCAGGGATCGTCACCCCTACGGTCAGCGCGTCCGTGGCCCCGGCGGTCTCGGCTGCCGACTGCGTGAGGGTGGGCGTGACGGAGAGGGAGTCAGTCTCCCCGGCCGCGTCGGGGAAGTGCGGAGTGGTCACCGGCTACCCCACGGTGCCGGACCCGGTGGGCACCCCGAATGTCATGATCTCGGTCGCGGCCCAGATCTGGCCTGACAGCTTGGTCCCCTGCGCCGATATCCCGTGGTTGACGAAAATGACGTTCGAGAGCGATTGCGTGGTCGCGCCGCTCGCGCTGTAGTTGTCCGTCCCGAACTCGTTCCACGCGAAGTTGGCGACGCCCGTCCCGAAGGACGCGGTGAATGTCAGGGTGGGCGGCGTGGACGCGGTGGCGATAGCGGGAGCGGCCCCGCACAGCATGTAGTAGCTGGTGGTGCTGCCGGACCCGGTGTCGCCGCCCAGCTTGGTGTCCGAGTAGGCCGCCGCCGTGGAGACGGTGCCCACGCCGATGCGCCCGTACGTAGCGGAGAACTTGTTGGTGACCGACGTGCCCGCGATGCCGCCGAGCAGGGCGACCCATCCGGCCTGCACGAGCATGTTGCAGTTGACGTCGTGGGTCACTTTGTACGGCGCGACGCCGTGCCGGGCGAAGTCCCCCGGGGACAGCGTGACGTTGTCCTGCTGATGCCAGCGCCCGGGGATCCCCATCCGGCCCAGGGTCCAGTCGACCTGGTCGGCGTCCCAGCGTTCCACGTGAAACGTGGTCTGGACCGCCATGACGTCGTGATTCTCCATGTCTCCCCTACGTCAGCGATGCGTTGCCCTGGAACTCCAGCAGCAGGGCCACCTGGCTGCCCTCGTCGACCTGCTCGATGCCTGTCTGGGTGCCGTCGGTATTCTGCGCGAACTGGAGCGTCTGCGTGGTGCCGCGCAGGGACGGGCCTACCGACGCCTGCGCGAACCCGGAGACCGAGTGCCGCGACCCTATCGACGTTACCGACGTGCTGACCGAGGTAAGCGTAGCGGGGAACGAGAGATTGGGGGCAGTGACCGAGGACCCGAACACGGGCCACAGGTCGCCGCGCGCCCAGTTGGTGCCCCCGCCCTGGAACAGCATGTCGTTGATCTGCCACATCATCACCGCCGTGGTAGCCCAGGAGGGCACCTGGACGGAGAAAGACGCCCCGGGAGGCCAGGCGTGCGCCGTGGTGCTGACCGTCCACGACGTGGCCGTCCCCGGGCCGCCGGTGCCCATCGCCTGCATCTGCCGCTGCGGCTGGCTGACCGTCCGCAGGTCATGGATGTAGGACTGGGCGACGGTGGACGTGGACGCGGGCATGTCGATGCGGGCCAGGGCTATGCAGGAGCCGGAGCCGGACGGCGGGGACGTGGAGCCCGCCGCCACCCCCTGGATGACACGGGGGTAGACAATCTGCCCGGACGCGGGGCCTGCCCACGGGCTGCCGCTCCACGTGGGGTCCTCCGCCCTCGCCACGACCATGTCCGAGCGCACGGACCCGCTGGTGGCCGCGATCGACAGGGACGTGTCGTTGCCGACGTTATACCCGTAGTAGCTGCCCTGGTAGCTGGTTTCCGTGCCCGCGATCACGACCGCGCCGGGGCCCACGATGATCCCTGACGTCGCCGGGCTGTTGGCCGACACGATGCAGTCCAGGAACCCCACGACGCCGGAGCTGCCCATGGTCGCGGACTGGAGCATCAGGCGCAGGAAGTTGCCGTTCTCGCTGTTCCCATCTACGGCATACGCTGCCGTCTGGAAGGTCACTTAGTAGCTCCCGCCTATGGACTGGGTGGCGTTCCGCCACGTGATGACGCACTGGGACTTGCCGGTGGGGTCCTGGCCCGTGTAGTGAACCAGGGTGGACCCTGTCTGGAGCTGCATGGCGATCAGCGCCGACCCGTTATAGCTCCCGGCCGCGCTGGTGCCGTTGAGCAGGACGGTACGCGCCCACGGCCGGGTGTCTATCACCAGCGTGTCCGCCACGCCGAGCGATCCCGTGTACCCGGCGGACACCGGCGTGTTGACGAACGTCAGGCCAGGGTTGGTGACCGGCCCCTTGAACGTGAACACCGGCCAGGTGGGCAGGGAACCGCTGTTGACCAGGATGTTCTGCTGGTAGTTGTTGGTCGCGCTCAGCTGGTACGGCGGGGTCAGGGGCGGGGTCAGGGTGCCGAAGAAGGAGGGGGCCAGGCCGAGCGTCAGCGTGTTCTGCGCGTCCTCGTACCAGGTGTTGTCCGCGCACTGGAACGCGGCGGTGAACGGTACCAGGCCCTGGAACACAGACCCCATGGTGGGCATGATCTGCCTGCCCCGGCCGTAGGCCCGGCGGACCACGTTGCTGCCCGTGTACCAGGCGCGGAGCACCTGCACCACGCCGTCCGTCAGGCGGATGGTCGGGTCGTTCCAGATGCCCGCCAGGGCCGAGTACGCGTCCATGGCCGCGTCTCCCTGGCCGGGCTCGGTGTAGGCGATGCCGGTATACGTGATCACCATGCCCGGAAGCGTGTCGACGCCGAACACCAGGCCGTCATGCCCGACTACCGGCTGGTCCTGGACGTTGATGGTGCCGGTGTCTATCGCCGTATTCTGCACGTACAGGCTGTTGGCACCGGACCCGAAGATGATGGCGTTCACGCCGCCGTCATGCCCGATGCTGTACTGCCCGCTCATGAGCGTGGGATCAGGCATTGCTCGCGCTCCAGTACTGCCGCTGCCCCTCGATGCGCATCCGCCAGGCCATCGCCTGCATTGTCTGCGCCAGGGTAGCCCCTTCCGGCATGGTAATGCTGCCCACGTTGATCTGCTGGCCGGACGGGCCGCCGGACTGCCTGTTCGCGCCGATCGCGGCCAGCCGCGACATGGGCGTTACTACCTCGGCCTCGCGTTCGGCCAGCGTGTATATCCTGCCGCTGTTGGTGCCGTACCCGATGACGGGCTCGGTGATCACCCCGCCGTTGGCGTACCCGACGTAATTGCCGGACAGCAGGCCGGGAATGGCGAACGGCGTGACGTAGGTGGCGGCGATGTACCGGATGGCCGCGATCAGCTCCGCGACCGGGTTCCACAGTGACCCGCCCAGGCTGTACTGGGCGAACGTGGACGGCAGCATCTGCGCGACGCCCTCGGCGTGCTCGCCGTCCACAGAGATCGGGTCAATTGCCCTCGGGTTCCCCCCGGATTCCTTGCCCACCAGGGTGAGAAGAGGGGACAGCCAGGTTAGCGGCTTGGCCGCGATCTTCAGCGCCTGCTGTATCCAGGAGGACACGGTGCCCGACGTGCCGCCCGGGATGGCAGCCCCCGCCCCGGCCGTGTTGCCGATGAGGTAGCTGACGATGTCCTTGACGACCGTCTTGGGGTAGTCGGTCAGCACCTGGTCGAGCAGGCCCTTCGCCCCGGTGGCCGCGCCCTTGCTCGTCAGGCTGGCGAACGCGTTGTCCAGTGCCGTGGCGTTGCCCGTCGCGATCGCCGCCATGATGCGGGTGATGTCCCATCCCTTGGACAGGATGCCCGCGACCGGGTTCGACGCCGCCTGCCCGGGGGTGGTGGGGAACAGGCCGCCGCCGAGGTTCGCTCCCGGCAGGCCGCCCTTGGCGAACCCGGGCACCCCCATCATCTGGAACAGCCAGGCGTACTTCTTCGTCCTGTCCTTGTCGATCACGGCCTCGCCGCGCTCGATCAGCGCGGGCACCACGTCGCCGCCGCCGTATCCGGGGACCCTGCCGCCGGAGGACATGCGGGAGATCTTGACCGGCTTGCCGAGCCCCACGGCGTTGGTGATGGCGTCGAACACGTTGGCCAGGGGAATGAACACGTTGTCGACGAGGGAGGCGACGGGCTGGCGGACGATGCTCTCGACCCTGGACCAGGTCTGCTTGATGTAGTTGACCGCAGTGTCGAACCAGCCGGGCAGCTGCTGTGTGAGCAGCTGCTCGAACGGGTCCCAGATATCCCTGACCACGAAATCCCACATGGCCGTCAGGCCGTTCTGGTACGGGTCGATGAAGTACCGTTCCAGGAAGCTGTACGCGTCGGAGAACCATCCTGGCATCAGCTGCGTGAACAGGCGCTCCATCGGCTGCCAGATGTCACTGTCCAGCAGGTGCCAGGCGTCCATCGTCGTGCCGTAGATAGCCGACCAGATAGCGGACCAGTGCTGGTACAGCTCGATAGCCCCGAGGGCGATAACCCCGACCGGCCCGAGCAGGGGCAGAAGGTACTTCCCGAACCCGTTCCAGATGAAATTCCAGGCGTCCTCGGCGGCGGACTTGATGAACCCCCATACCTGCCGCCAGTGGACGACCAGCTCGGCGGCTGCGGCTACCAGCAGCCCGATGCCGATTATCACCAGCGTGAACGGGTCGGTGGCGTCCAGGATGCCCTGGATGATCGCCAGCAGCTTCATGGCCCCGACGATCGCGAGTATCCCTGTGACGATCCCGGCCAGGACCTTGGGCGGAATCGCGTTGATGATCTCGGCCAGCACGGTGGCCACGGCGGATATCGCGCTTACCAGGGCACCGGTGAAGATGCCCGCGAGGGTGACCAGCAGCGGGAGCACGGCGGGCAGTATCTTGGCCAGGGTGCCCAGGACCGCCACCGCCAGCTTGGTCATCGGCGGGAGCAGCTGCGTGATGGCCTGCACCAGGCCGCCCGCGATCACCGTCGACAGCTGGATGATGGCGTTCAGGATGGGGGGTATCACGGGCAGCAGCCCGCCGAGCAGCGCGTTTATCAGCACGCCCAGCGGCTTCACGAGATCCTCGATCACGTCGGCGAGGGTGTCGAAGACCGCGTAGTTCTCCATTACGTTGAAGACCTGCGCGAGCACCGCCGCGAACTTGTCAAGGCTGGGCGCGACGGACTTGAGCACCCCGACAAGGGCGACCAGGATGGAGACGACGTCGCCCAGGATGGTGTTGGCCAGTTCCGCCCCGATGGTGCCGATCAGTGACAGGAACGGCAGGAGGCTCTTGATCAGCCCGGCAAGCTGGCCGATGACCGGCGCGAGCATCTCCGCGAATACGTCGGCCAGCTTTGCCACGTCGGGCAGCAGGGAGCCGATCACGGAGAACAGCGCGCCGAGCACGGTCATGGACGCCTTGACGGCCGGGGCCATGTCCCCGAACAGCGCCCCGATATCGCCGCCCAGCTGCCCCATGATGCCCTCGAACTGCTTCATCACGGGCACCACGGCAGCGGTGATGGAGACCAGGCCCGGGAAGAGACTGGAAACCAGCTTCTCCAGCGACTCGATGAACGGCCCGAACGCGGGAGCCGCCGCCTTCATCAGGTCGATGACCCCGGACAGGATGGGACGGAGGCCGTTGAACACGCCCATCAGCTGAGGCGCGACGGTCTTGAATATCCCGGCCAGGGGTGCCTGGAGGGTCTTGAGCAGGCCGGGAACCTGGGCGATGACGGCGGACAGCGCGGGCACGATGGGCCCGGCCGCTGCCTTGATCACCGCCTCGGCGTCGCCGCCGAGCGCGCTGAACTGCTTCTTGAGCTTAGGACTGGTGGCGACGACCCCGGCGATGGCCCCGCCGATCAGCGCGGTCCCCAGGCCCGCGCCGATCACGCCGCCGAGCGCGGGCAGGGCGGCCAGGGCAGTGCCGACCGCGCCGACGATCGCGGTGGCCTTGGTCGACATGCCGAACAGGTTCGCGCCCGCTCCGCCCGCGATGTTCCCGGCCAGGCCGGCCGCTCCGCCCCCGGCGTTCTCCGCGCCCTTCTTCCCGCCGGCCTCGCCCCCGGCGGCACCGCCGAGCAGGCCCCCGAGGCCGCCCGCCGCGCTGCTCAGGGACGCCCCGATCCCGCCGAGCAGCCCGGTGAACCAGCCGCCCTTCTTCTTCGCCTCTGACGTGGCCGCGTCACTGGCCGCGTCGGCCGCGTCCTTGCCCGCCTTGGCCCCGGCCTCCCTGGCGCTCGTGTCGCTGACGCCGATGACCTTGTTGATCGTGTCTTTCTGCTCGGTGCGCGTCGAGCCGATGCCGCCGCCCTGGTTGGACACCATCTTGCCGAGCAGGCCCTGCTGGGCCGCCTGGCTGGCGGACGGGGCACCGGTCACCGAGTGCGGGGAGAACAGGGCGTTCAGGCTGCCGAGCACGGATCCCTGCGGGCTGGACCGCAGGCGGTTCATCGCGTCCTTGGAGATCGCGTTGTCCAGCGCGGCGAAGTCCGCCCGTGCCTTGGCCACGGACGAGTTGTCGAAGACGGCGGAGATCTTGATCTTGTGGCCGTCGTCCTCGAACGCCTTGACCTCGGCCCGGAACCTGTCCAGGTCCTTCTTGGCCTGGCTGGTATCAACGGAGAGGCGGGCCTCTATCGTGCCGGCGTCGAACACGTACTCGCCTCCCTTACCTCACCACTGGCGATGAGACCTGGGGTCTTTATCCAGCTCCTCGCGCATCTTGTTCAGGTCGATCACCTTGACTCCCGCGTCGACGCCGGTCCTGACAGTCGGGCCCTGCACTCCCGGTGTCGGGCCGCCGCTTGCGGAAGCATCCTTCCTGACGCTGAACGGGATGTCTTCTTCCTCGGACATCCCTTCCAGGTACGTCTGCTGGGTGTCCCAGCTAAGCTCGTCCCACTCTTCCCGGCTGATATTGAGCCAGCGCTTGACGGCATACAGGATTACCCGGCGGCTTTGCGTGGCATTGTCACTACCTGCGCGTTCCCACCGCCGGGCACGGCTTCCGGGCTCATCACCTCCTGCTGGAGCCATCCGTAGAAAATGACGCGGACGCGGATGGGAAGTTCCAGGAGATCTTCCCTGCTCGGGTCTCCCGAGCACAGGACGGCGAAGAGCCCGGCCATCGACGCGTGGAAGTCGATGACCGTCTCAGGATCGAGATCCTCCACGGCAGTCAGGAGCTGCGCGACGTCGGCGTTCTGGTCGCCGACCAGTTCCGGCGGCAGCTTGCCCTGGAGGGTCTTCGTGACCGTCTTGATGCCGGCCAGGAAGTCGCCGATCTGCCGGTCGTTCGGCTCCTTGATCGTGCCGTGCTTCCGCGTATGCGGCTCGAACGTGTAGTCGAGAGGCTCGACTACCTTTCCTGCGTCGAATCCCATCTGGTGTTCCCCTTCCTGATGGGCGCTGCCTTACGAGGTGGCGACCGCCGTCAGGTCCGTCCAGGTGATGGAGTTGAACGGGCAGATGGCGGACAGGGTCAGCGGGTAGAGCCGCTGCTGGGCGGCACGCCGGAACGCGGTCTGCACCTGGCCGGCCGACACGACGTCCGGGATGTACAGCACGCGGGCGTAGCCGAGCTGGTTTTGGCCGATCAGCGCGACCTGGAGGCTCTGGAAGTTCGTCGACAGGGTCAGCACCGACTTGCCGGGCTGCCCCGCTCCGGCCGGCGTGACCGCCGTCGTAGCGCCGTTTCCCCAGGCCAGGTTGATGTTGGTCAGCGTCTCTTCCGAGAGATTGCACGTGATCTGGAGGTCAGCGGTGCTCACCGCGACGCCGACCGGCGTCGGCTGCTCCTCGATCGCGATGTTCTGGACTGTCGGGTTGAAGGTCAGCGTGACGCCGGCCTCGGTGGACCCGATATAGCTCCACCCGGCAGTCAGCCAGGCGGTGCCGACGCCGAGGTTCGCGTCGGACGGCACCGACACCCCCACGGTCGGCGCGGTCATGACGATGCTCACGCCGTACAGCACGTTGGTCGTGGTGTACGCCGGGGGAGTGTACGGCAGCGATGGCACGGCCCCTTTACCCTTCCGTTGTCAGTTCGACCCCGGCGTTACTGGCGGCCCCCTGGAGGCTCGCCAGGCGGTCGGCGGGGATTGGCGTGAAGTCGTTGCCCACGGACAGGCCGCCGAAGTGAAGCTCGCTGTGCGGCGGCTCGACCTTGACGTTGACGGTCCGGATGCCGCCGGCGAGGGCATCCAGCGCCGCCGCCTCGCGGCGCAGTTCCGCCGCGCGGGCGCGCTTGTCCGCGTCACTCTCCGGGGGCACCGGGCTGTCCGGTGCCGGCCGCAGGACGGGCGCGGGAGACGGGACGGCCTTCTGCTCGGCCGCCGGGGACGCTGGTGTCTCGTCTGCCATGTTTCAAGATCCTCTCACGGCTGGATGGAAGAGAAGGTGTAGGCGCGCACGGAGAGGTACGTGGTGGTAGTGAACGCCACCGCGTAGCAGCCGATGGCCGCCGTCGGCCAGGAGGCGATCGTGGGGCTGCCCGCGATGCCGGAATGGACCAGCGACGTGTTCTTGATGTTGTACGTCGCCGGGCTGAACGGGCCGAGCCAGCCCGATTCCGAGACAGCGATCGTCTTCGCCGTCGCTGCCGTGATCAGGGAGCCTGCGACGACCTCTCCGACAAGCACCTGCGCGATGCCGGCCGCCCCGGTGCTGCCGTTGTAGTACCACAGCATCGTGTTGCCCGAGGTATTCGGGACAAGCAGCACGTTGTTGGAGCCCCAGGCAGTGCCGAACGCCGTGCCGGTGCCCGCCGCGTCGATGCCCGCCGATGGCAAGGCTCCCGTGAAGTGGGTGCCGGTCAGCGGTGCCTGGTTGAAGTTGACCGCCACGAGCGGGGTTGTGAGCAATCCGGCCATCTCTGCTACTCCAGTCCGGTGGTGATCAGGTAGGTGCAGGCGTACTCGAACCTGCGGTCTTCGGGGTTGAGGGGCAGCGGGGCGGGAGGGCCGCCGGAGCGCCCGGCGACCGCTATCACCACGCCGTCCACAGCCTGTGGATACGGGCCGTTGAGGATGAGGACGTCTAGCTGCTGGGCGGCCAGCTGCGCGCCTACCGGGTCGTCGGCCGCGCCGCGCAGCAGGAACTGGAAACCCCAGCAGTCGAGCGCGGCTTCCTCGGTGACCCACCCGGGGCCGGACGTCGGGGTGAGGAAGACTGCCCGGTCTGGGCTGGTCAGGATCTCGGGGCCTGGGAACAGGGGGAACCCGGTCTCCTGGGTCACGTTCCAGCCCAGGCCGGAGATGAAGTCCATCAGGACGGTGACCTTGGCGGTCGCGGGAACGGGCTGGGGGTACGTCACAGGCGTCCCCTCACCGGGTGAGGCTCGTTCTTGCCCGGGATGACCATCACCCTGCCGTTGCGCATGAAGTAGACCGTCAGGCCGGCCGCCAGGCGGGCGCGCAGTATGGCGCGGCTCTTGAGCCGCAGTTCGTCCCTGGACAGGCGCGCGGCCTTCGGCGGCCGGTCGTAGACCGTGTGGCCGTCCCGGGTGACGGACGGGTGCCCGGAGCGCATGAGGTCGCCCCACTCGCGCGGGGCGTGCAGCTCGACCTGGTCGCTCAGGTGCTCGGCCGCCTTCTTCAGGGCGGCGGTGCCGCCGTCATCGAGCACTCCCTGCGCGTACCAGGCCAGGTAGTCGCGGTAGTGGTCGTACAGCGGCTGCTCCAGGTACTTGGCGTGGCCGCCGCGCGGGTGGCGCATGTCCATCCGCTCGTGCTGGTAATGGGCGTACACCTGGTCGACGACAACGGACATGCCGGACCTGCTGATCCCGATCCGCTTCTCGAGATCGTCCATCCTGCCGGAGAACGTGCCGCTCACAGGTACTCGGCACCCCCGTCCAGGTCGTCCATGCGCGGTGCCCACATGCCGGGCGGCACGTCTGCCTCCAGCGTGCCGGTCAGCGGGCTGATCCTGGTGTTGGAGTCTTCCCCCGTGAACACGCGCGGGATCAGGTTGATAACCCGGCCCACTTCCTGGTTGATTCCGCCGGCCGCCGCCGGGTCCAGGCGGATCAGCCCGTCACGGGCGTCGTTCAGGATCTTCATGGCGTCGGTGTACGCCAGGTACGCCGGGTGGTCGCTGGGCATGGCCTTGCCTTTGAGGTACGTCCGCCAGGCGAAGAACGCGGCCAGGTCCAGGGTCAGGTCGTGGAACAGGGGCGGCGGGACCGCCTGGGCGTTGCTGCCGTCCATGATCGATCCGAAGAACGCCGATATCCGGTTGGAGGCAGACGTCAGCGCCAGCGTGAGCTGCTGGTCGTTCAGCTCCGCCGGGCTCCCGATGCCGGTGTCCGTGCCCTGGAGCACGAGCATCAGGTCATCGGTGGTGGCGTACAGGACCGGGGACGGCGTGGTCATGGGTCAGGGCACCGTCCAGGACAGCGCCCAGCAGGCGAAACCGCCGAAGCCGAACGCCCACTCGGGAGCGCTGACGACGCCGCCCGCGCACAGCGCGGCAACGGCGAACAGGATGAAGGAGAGGAACAGGAGAACGCGCCGGAAGGACGGGTACGCGACCGCCGGGGCGGGTGCTGGCTGTGTCATGCCTATCCCTCCTGCCCCGAGTTGTAGGGGTCGACACCCCCGCCCGCCTGCTGCGTCGCCAGGCTGGCGGGTGAAACGGAATCGGAGCTGCCGGGGACCTGCTGCTGCGCCGTCATCGCGGTGACGCGGGTGGACAGCGCCGCTGAGTTGCTCGTGGACCCGGGCGGCACGTACGTGGTCGCGCTCATCTGGGCCGACCCGGCGGGTACGTCGATGACCTGCCCACGGAGCAGGTTGGTCTTCACGCCGTCCCACACCATCGTGCAGTTAACGTTGACGACCTGGGGGTTGGCTGCCATGGTCAGTTCCCTTCCGTTGCGTGGTCCGCGTCGTCGCCGCTCTGCGTGGCGGCCAGCGGCACGAGGTTGTCGTAGCCGTACTCGCCGGCCAGCTCGCTCTCGGGATCGAGATCGATGACCGTCCCGGCGCGGATGTACTCCCCGCGCACCGTGACGGGCTGCTGGACGACGTACGGCCTGATGACCACGGCTAGTTGGACACCCCCGTGCCCAGCGCGGAGACGCCCAGCGTGGCGTGCTGGGCGTACGGCAGGGCGGTGTACGGGTTCCACCCCGCGTACTCCGCCTGCGTGTTGCTGGCGTAGTAGCCGGGCGTGTAGGCCAGGTCAACGGGATCGATCCAGGCCCAGGTGGGCGCGGAGCTGTAGATCAGCGTGATCGAGCAGCCGGGCGGAAGCGGCCAGTTAGACGGGGATGCCAGGGGGGCTCCGGACAGGCCCGCCACCAGGGCGGTCCAGGTCCACGTGGGCGTGGCCACCGTGTAGGAGATGGCGATCGTCTGGCCGGCGGGGACGACGTACGTCCCGGCCGCCGTGCCCGCGCTCACCCCGTTGATCGTGACGGCGCTGATCGTCGCGCCGTTCGCCGCGATCACGACCTCGACGGGGAACGCATTGGAGTTGGTAGCCGCGACCGTGGTAGCGGGAACCGCAGGCGTGGTGACCGATGGCGTGTTCGGCGAGCCGATGAAAACGCTCTGGACGGTGCCGCCGGTGACAGTGACCGAGACGTTCTGCCCGGTCGGGTTGGGTACCGCTACTCCGCTGGTCGGGATGCTGGGTGCCGTGACTGCCACGGGTCCTCCTAGTTGCTCAGGGCCGCGTGGCCCACGTCGTCCTGGCCGTCCACGAACGCGCGCAGGTTCGCGCCCGCCGCGACCAGTGCCTGGTAGAGCTGCTGCGCTCCGGTTGGGTTCTCACCCGGAGTGGACGAATCGGCGTAGATCACGGTCCCGGCGATGAACCCTGGCCCAATCTGCGGCATGCCGTCTGTCCACCCGTTCGCGCCAGTCCAAACGGCGCTCCCGTTCGGAACGGTGGTGCTGGCAGGTGCTTGCGTTCCCGGACTAAGATCGACGGTCGTCCCGATAACGAACCTGCTCAGTGCCATCCCCTGTCACCTCACCGCAAGCCAGGCGGACATCGTAAACGACGTAACGGCACTCCCATTAGAAGCAGAGATGCCTGTGAGATCTAGCTGTATGTACCGGAATGAGGGGGCACCGCCTGCTCCTGACAGCACAAGCACTGCCGTGCTCGGTTCTGTGGCGTTTCCAGATGATTCAGCAGATGGGGACGGTGATCCGCTGATCCCGTACCAGATGCTGTTATCCAGAGAGCCCATCACTGAGAATGTTCCAGCAACATTGCCCCATCCGTACCCCTCGACGTATGAGCAGGCTCCAAGAGCGCTGGTCACGATGGTGGTCGTGGTGTACCAGTCCTCCAGGTCGATGACGGGACCAGCACCAACGGCAGTTACGTCATTGAGTGCCTGAAATGGAAGTACGTTGGTCATCAGAACCCCCATCCGGGTGCGTTAGGCGGGCTCTCCTGCGCTGCCAGGGTCTCCGTGGCCACGGCTGCGGTCACCTGCTTGCCGGACCCGTGCGCGTTGGCGAACGGCGTTACCGGCACTGACGTGGCCGTCGGGGTCCCGTTCACCAGGACGGTTTCCGACAGCGTGGTGTCGGAGACGTACAGCAGCTGCCCGCTGGAGAACTGGGTGCCGCCGGACGCGAACGGCAGTGCCGTGCCCCCGGCGGTGACCGACGCGTTCGTGGACAGGGGCGAGCTGCCCGCTCCCATCGTCAGGGGCCACTCGCACCCGGAGCACGTGTAGTACAGGTCATCCCCGGTACCGACCATCAGCCTGCTCGCGTGGCATCGCGGGCACAGCACGAACGCGCTGATCGGCTGGTCTGTCCCCGCGATGTACGCCATCTGCTGCTACCTCCGGACGATCTGCGGTGCCTGGCTCTTGACCGCCGCGACCAGGTCCGCGTCCGCGCCCTGCCTGATCTCCTGCCGGGCCAGCTCACCGGTCCCGGGGGTGATGTCCAGCGCGTCCTCGGACCGGGAGGGCGGCGCGGGCTCGGACGATTCCGGTACCGGGCTCTGCTCGACGATCCGGGAGCTGCCTGCCGGATCCGGGCGCGCCAGGTCACTGCCGGGAGGCGGCGTGGTCGGCCGCAGGATCGGGCCGGACAGGAGGGAGGGGTGCGGGCGCGGCGGGTTGTTCGCGTCCACTTCGCTCTTGGCCCGTATGACCGCGACGCGGCGTCCGTCACGGTCGCCGTGCCGCAGGTACCTGGCGGCCTCCTCGTCGGTCAGGTAGACCGTCTCCCCGGCGAGCACCAGGTCCGTCTGCCGGTCCTTCGGGTCGAGCTGCACCCGGCGCGGCACCGACAGGTTCGTCAGCGCCACGTACGGCTTGCCGAGCTGTACGGCAGGGCCGTGCGCGTTGCCCGTGTTGGCCTTGGCCAGCAGCTTGTCCAGCTGCTTGGCCTCGGCCGGGGTCAATGCCGGCGTCTTCTCGGCGGCCTCTGCGGTCATGGTCACACTCCCGAGAGCAGGCAGATAGAGTACGGCTGGTCAAGGCCGATGGCCGATGACCTCTGGGTGTCAGACCGCCAGGTCTTGCGCGGCTCGTCGCGGTAGAGGGGGCCTGCCAGGAACGGCAGCTCGTCGGCGTAGAAGCCGGCGCGCTGGCGCTGCATGACGATGGCGTTGCCCGGCGGGACCTGCCGGGAGACGAGCACGTCCATGTTGAGGATCTTCTGCGGCAGCACGCCGGTGTACTGGAGGTTCTCCGACGCGATGTCGCCGATGTACGGGGCGGCGAACGAGCTGGACTGGAGCAGCGTGTTCTTGGTGCCGTGGTTGATGATGAGCGTGTCGGCCTCGAAGCCCAGCCACTGCGTGACGCCGGACGGGCTGACGACGTTGGCGTTCTCCACCAGGAACATTGCCTGGGCCAGGTCCGCGCGGGTGGTCGCGCTCGCGCTCGACCACGGGTTGGCCACGGCCAGGGTCTGGATGGACGCGTTGGCGACGACGGCGCTGTAGAACGCCGTGTTCCAGCTATACACCATGGTGTTCTTCACCTGGAGCAGCTGGCGCGTCACCGGGTCGATGGCCTGGCGGCGGCGCATCTCGTCGGAGACCATGATCGCCATCGCGCGCTCATGGCTGAACACCACGCGCGGGTTTCCGATGGACGTCGGGACGACGGGAACCTCGCCGAACTCAGACCGGATCTCGGGGAAGTCGTCCGCGTACAGCGGCGTGCTTTCCGAGTACCGGACCGCGCCGCTCGGCGCGGCACCGCCCATGCGCAGCACCGAGTCCATGATGAACTCGTTCTGCGTGATGTCGAGAATCAGAGCTGGAATGACCAAAGGGTCCTTGAGCAGCTCGTTTACGGTTATCCGTGGTGCGTCCGAATAACCGCGTGCACCGACAGGCATTGGTCACTCCCTCGCTTTCTGTTAGAGGACCCGGGCGCGGCCGAAGAAGTACGCCGCCGTGCCCAGGCCGCCGACGGACTGGGTGAGCATCGCCGACGACACGCCGCCGGGGTGCGTGCAGATGCCGACAACCTGGTCAGCAGCCGGCCCGGCACCGGCTCCGGTGACGGTGCCGTTGTTGTTCGCGCCGATGATCAGCTTCTGGCCCTCGATCGCTGCGCCCATGTACCAGACCCACATGTCGTAGCCGCCGGCGTAGACCGCGCAGTAGTCGGTCAGCACCGAGATGTCGATCAGCGGCTCGCCGTAGCTGTTCGGCGAGCCGCTCTGTGCGGTCAGCACGTTCGCGTCGTTGCCCGCGACGCCGAGGACGTGGGTAGACGCAGATTGCCCCAGGTTCACCGTGAGGTCCGTCGTACCCGCCGTCAGCGTGTTCGGCTGCACGAATTGGCCGCCGAAAATGAGCGTGGCGACCTGCTTGTTCGCTGGCCCCATCTTGTAGTGCGGTATGGATGCCGACATGCGTCAGGTCTCCTCAGCTTGAGTTGCTTACGCCGGCGGCCTCGCCGAGCGTGTCGTGGGTGGCACTGGCCGGTGCCGTGCCGTTGACGCCGACCGGTGCGCTGACCGCCCGGAGATTGGACGCGCCGATCGCGGACACCTGCGACGCGGTCAGGGCGATCGTGGTTCCCTTCGGGACCCGCACGCCCATGTACGTGATCGCGGCTTCCGTTATGTACAGCGCGTTCGCGGCCACCGGTCAGATGCCGACCTGGCTGCGGAACCGGCTGACGACATCGTCGCGGGCCTGCTCCGCGTCCCGCCCTGTGTCCGGGGAGTCCATGACCGTGCCCAGCTCGACGCTGTTCAGGTCCAGGCCGAGGCCGCTGGCCATCTTCCCGAACTCCTTCAGCACCCGGCGCATGACCAGGCCGCCGTCCACGTGGCCGCCGCCGTTCGCCAGCTCGAACGTGTGCCCGGTGCCCTCCAGCAGGGGGCGCGCCAGGTCCGCGATGTACGGCGGGATGCCCGCGCCGGACAGCTGGCGCTTCTCTCCCTCGAACGCCTGCCTGTCGTTCTGGGCCTGGAGAACGGCCAGCTGGCGCTGGGTCTCGCTCAGCTCGTAGTTGGTCAGCTCCAGGGCGTCGAACCCGTAGCCGTTGGACATCTCGGCACCGGCTCCCGCGTACTGCGGTTCCGCGTCCGCACCGGTCTCGTACTCGGCCTGGAGCTGGGCGAATTCCTCGTCGCTCATGCCCTCGATCAGCGCGGCAAGCTCGTCATCGGACAACGGGTCCTCCTCCTGCGGGCTTCCGCCGCCCGTGGTGTCGTTCATGTCCGCCAGGCCGTCGACCAGGGCGTCCAGCCTGGCCGGGTCCAGCTCCAGCAGCCTGGCCAGCCGGTCCTGCTGCTCCTGGGTGAGATCCGGCATGGTGATGCCGCCTTCCTGGTGGTCTTCGGCAAAGGTGAAGTTGGACAGGTCCACCACCAGGTCGGCAGAGTTGGACATCTGGACCGCCTTCTCCCACGGCCCGAGGCCGGTGATGCGCGGGTCCAGGGTGCCGAGCACGTGCTGGATGGCGGCCGGGTAGTACTTGCCGTCGCTGCGGGCGTAGTCCTCCACGATCCGGGCGGACACGCCGAGGTTGGGGTTGGTCCTCAGCAGCGTGTCCCCCTCGGGAGTCACCTGCGCCGTGACCCACAGGCCGTCGTCCTTGACCTCCACGCCGGTCACCCATCCCCGCGTGCGCTCGGGGTCGTTGGTGTGCCGGTTGTCGGTGTCCGCGATCTGGAACGGCACCTGGTCGTACGCGCCGGCCCGGTAAGACTGCGCCAGCCCGTCCAGGTACCGCCGGTCGAACGTCAGCTTCTGGCCCTTGTAGTCGATCGTGCCGACGGGCAGCAGGCGCTTGCGCCAGGTGTTCGCGCCGGCCTGCTGCGCGGGCGTCCGGCTGAACGGGAGGCGGATCTCGGCGGGCATCGGCTAGCTGGCCTTGCTCGTGGACGTGCTGAACACGCCCGGCTTGGCATTCTCCGACCGCTTGGCGAACGCCATCGCGACCTTGGGGGACATGCCCTTGGCCAGCAGCTTCTTGTAGATCGACTGGCCCTTGGCGGACAGGCCCCTGGTGCTGCCGCCGTTGTTGTCGTCGTTGTCCGGCGTGTCGTCCGCTGCCAGGCGGATCGCCGGGACGCCGAACTGGCTCATGAGGGGCGTCTGCTGCGGCGCGGACTGGAGGGGCATCGTGCCCTTGTTGTACGCGCCGACCATCGCCAGCAGCGCGGCGCGCGCGTTCTGCTGCGGCGGGAGCGCCTTGCCGTCCACGACGGGGACGACGCCGCCCGGTCCTTGCCGCAGGCTGCCGACCGTGCCGCCGCCCATCCGGTGCCGGATGACCGAGCTGCCGTCGGCCGCGCGGGAGGTGACCAGGTCCGTGGACTGCCGGACGGGCTGCCGCCGGGCCAGCTCCACTGACCGGCCGCGCCCGTTCGCCAGGCCCATGTTCCCTGATGCCGCCCCGCCGATGCCGAGCTGCTGGGAGCTGTAGCCGGTGCTGGACACGTTTCCCCCCGATGGCGTGCGCAGGTCGGACGTAGCGCTGTCGGAAGTGCCGGACGCGCCGCCGGAGACCTTGAAGTCCGCCGAGTCTGACCGGTACCCGCAATTCGGGCACTGGGTGTCGCCCATGTTCCGCATGTCGTCGATGTCGTTGTCACCGTCGTCAGCGAAGTCGTATCCGTTGGACAAGTTGCTCGCCGTCCCTACCTGAATGCTCGGGAACGCGCTCTTGACGGCGCTCCGGACCTTTGCCTTCTCAGCCGGGCTGCCGTTCTGGGCGATGCGCGAGAGCGCGTTCCGCGCGCGCCCGGCCGTGTCGACCGGGTACCGCTGGCCGGGCAGCGCGAACTTGCGTGCGGGGATGGGCTTACCCCCGGCCATGCGCCGGCCGTTCTTCTGGCTCAGCTTGCCGCCCAAGTAGACACCCGCCCGTTCAAGTACTGCGTATGAGCGACATCGTACGGCCCTGATCTGCCTGCCTGCCAGCGTGACGGGCGTCTCTAGCCGTTTTTCTCCGCGTGGTCAACAAGCAGCTTGGACGCCTTTTCCGCATCTTCCTCCGAACAGCCCCCCTGGACCATGGCCGTCCGGAGGATCTGCACGGCGTTATCGTGAGCCTCTTCAGGGCTCAGCGGCACGGACATCAGCTCACGTTCCTCGCGTAGTCGTGTATCACGTTGACGAGCGGCACGATTCCCGCCGCGATGGCCGCCGCGACCGGGGCCAGGCCCATTGATATGCCGCCGAGCGCTACGCCGACGCCCGCCATCGCGAACAGGTTGTTCATCACCAGGTGCGTCCTGGTGGTGCGCGCTTCCTGCTCGTTGTCGTTCTTGACGGCGCTGCGCATGTGGGCGATCAGCTTCTGCTGGGCCTTGTGCATCCCGGCCAGCTTCTTCTGGATGTCCTCCTGCTGCTGTGCCGTGATCTGCCCGACCTGCCGCGCTACCTCGGCCGCGACGCGGGCGTCGATGTAGCTCTTGAGCGCGGCCATGTCCGCGCCGGGAGTGGCCAGGCCTGCCAGGGCGTGGTCGCCTCCCGCCGCCGTGATGCCGGCTACCGACTTCGGCGCTGCCTCCGCGCCCGTTTCCGCGTACTGCGGCGTGCTCTGTGCCCGGAGCGCCTGACTGCTCGGGGACTGCGCGGCCATCCCGGCACGGGGAGTGCTCGGGGACTGCGCCCTGGCGGCGGCCCGCGCGGCCCTGGCCTGCTGGTCGTAGTGCGCCTGCACCATGGCCCGCTGCTCGGACGTCAGCACCCTCTTCTGGGCGCTGGTTACCGTCTCCTCCGGGTGCCGGGAGATCTCCTCCCGGGCGGCCTTCCTCTCCAGCTTCCGGTTATCCTCGTCGATCTTCCACTGGGGGTACGGGTCGCGGAGCTGCTTCCCGATCAGCGGAAGCCAGTCGTGCCGGTAGGTGTACGCGGTTCCCGGGATGTGGTGGCCGTGCAGCGCGGCCAGGTCTACCTGGGACGAGACCATGGACAACTGGGCGGACAGAATAGGCCCTGAAATCGCGTTCCCGCTGTTCAGCGTGCCTGCCAGGCGGGACAGCATGGTGGCCGCGTCCTGGATCTCGCGCAGTTCCGCGCTGCCCGCCGGCGCTGCCGCCGCCAGCTCGTTGACCTTCTCCAGTGCCGCTACCGCGTCCTCCGGGTCCTGCCAGGCGGCGCGCATGATCGAGCGCGCCTGCGCCCCGGCCGCCGTGAGCTGCATTCCGTCGCTCATGCTGCCGTCCTTTCCGCTTGCAGCCGCTGCAAGGCAGACTGCGCCGCCTGCCGCGCTGCCTCGTGCGCCTGCTCTCCGACGCCGCTGCCCCAGTTGCCCAGGATCGCACTGGATGAAGCGTCAAGTATCCTCTGGGCCTGGACAGGGTCAGCGGGAAGCATGTCCCCTACCTCGATCATCGCCATGGTAAGCGGCTTGGCCCTGGTGCCGACAGCGTTGACCTCGTCGGCGATCCGCTGTATCTCAGCCAGGGTCTGCGGGTCGCTCTCCGGCCTGCCGGTGCGCATCTGCGCCGCTACCGACGCCCACGCGAACGCCTGGGACGTCTGCCGGGCGTAGTGCCCCCATGCGTCCCCGTTCCGGATACGGTCAGGGCTGTTCAGGCTCCCGGCCAGGTCGTGCATGGTGACCGTGTCCTCGCCGTACATGAACGGGTCCAGGCTGCGGTCCCCGACGCCGATCTTGTCGAAGTACTCGCCGGCGTGCTGGATGGTGCCCAGCTCGGTGAATCCCTCCTCGATGTCCGCGTGCGGGAGATCCTGATATGCCTGCATGTCGCCGTTGGTGCGCCGGGTCTCGCCCCTGGGCAGCACGGCGTGGATCATCTCGTGCAGCGGCACCGAGAAGTTCTCGGGACTGGGGATCTCGCTGTCCGGGTTGCTCACGGCCTCGCGGATGCCGTCGGCGACGGACTGCGCCATGTTCACGTGCCCGTCCCAGTCCACCTCGGCCAGCACGCCGGGACGTGCCGCATCATCGTACAGCGTGGGCAGCCTGCCGTCCCAGTCCAGGTGGTCGTCCGGGTTGAACATCAGCGGGACGGAAGCGGCGGTCTTCGTCACCAGGTCGCGCACGGGCCCGGCATCCGCGCCCGTGACCTGGCTGCCCGCACTGCCCCTGCCGCGCAGTGCCTGCTTCGCCCACGGGTGCTCGGCATCCCACTCCGCCTCGGGCACCCACTCGCCGTGCGTCCCGCGCGGCTGGTCCCGCCAGGCTAGCTCGACGTACCCGAGCTGCGCCGCAATCCCGCCCTGATAGCGTCGCCGATCTTCGCTGCCTCGGCCAGGCGCTCGTCCTCGGGCATGTCCCAGTATCCCTCGGGAACCGCCGCGTGGACCTTCTGCGGGGTTGGCGAGCTGGTGGTCGATGATCCGTCCGCCACCGCTGCCTCCTGTGTTGATCGTGCTGAAATTCTGGAGGTCGAAGATACCGACCTGGTCCCGTGCCTTGCCCATCTGTTCTGCCGTGCTGCGGTCCTGGACGTTCTGGGACGGGTCCAGCCATAGTTTACCGTCCTCGACCCACCCGCCCAGGTACATGTCCTTGCCCTGGAACGACTCGCGCTCGGACATCAGCATGTCGTCGATAGCCTTGTGCAGCCTGTCCGGGTCATCCAGGATCTCGGCCGGGTACCGGTGCGTGTGCCCGTCAAGCGCGACCATGTACCCGCTCTGCGGGGCGTCCCCGCTGTGCGGCGACACGGAGAAGCCCTCGCGCTCCTTCTCCATGACGCGCACGGCCTCGCCGACGCCCCCGAACCGCGTCCACCGTCCGCGCGAGTCGCGGGGCTCGGTGCGCCACCCGTCCCAGTGCCCGAAATCCATGACCTGGCTGCTGATGAGACTTGACGCGTCAAGCATCGTGGTGCCGGGGTACGTCGGGATCTCCTCGGCTTTCGCGGTCGCGCCCCACTGGTTCCATGCGTTCCTTATCATGGAAGCCCGGCCTTTGTTGAGCGCGGTTCCCGACGCCGCGTCTATGGCCTCGTTCTCTCCCTGCTGCTGAAGCCAGGTAATCGCCTGGATCTGGTGCGGCGCGATCGGCGTGCCGTCCCGCTCGCTGATCCGCCGCGCCGCCTCGCGGTAGGCGTCGGCGACGTGCTGGTAGTACCTGTCGTTGCCGATCGGCGCTTTGTCGGCCTCCGTCTTCGGCAGCCGCTGCCCCATCGCCACCGTCATGGCGTGCCTGTCCACGACGACGTCGCCCTGGGCGTCATCCGGGGAGTCGCCGCCGTTGCGGATCAGCCGGGCGAACGCCTTCGTCTTGGAGCTGGTGTTGGCCTCGTCTGCCTTCGCCCCGTCGATCGCCCGCTGGGCGTGTGCCTGCATGTCCTTCGTGATCATGCCCTCGCCGGGGCCGATCGCCCGGCCCAGTTCCAGCGCCCGCGCCGCGTTGAGCATGTTGGCCGGCCATCCGGTCTGCGGCGAGTACGCGGCCAGCACGCCCGCGCCCTTGTCCGCGTCACCGTGCGCCAGGGCCTTGGCGACCGTGTGCGCGTCCGCGTACCAGCGCATGCCCTGCTGCCTGGTCGCCGCGCCGGAGCGGTCGTAGCTGGCCATGACGTTCTCCGCGCTGACCGGGTGCACCTTGAAAAACGGGTGGTCAGCCGGGTCCGGCGGGCGTCCGCGCGGGTTGACCAGCCTGCCCTTGTCCGGGTCTTTATAGTCAGTGCCGGTGTCATGCCAGTACTCGGCATCGGACTCCCAGACGCCGAACCGGTTCCGGTGCTCATCCGGGTCATACCGGTAGCCGAGCGTGAGCACCTGCTCGCTGATCAGCATTCACTTGCTCCCGTGCGCTATTGCGCGCTTGGCCGCCCAGTCCGCGTTGGTGGCCGCCGATGCCGCGCGCACCTCAGGGTGCCTGGATGTTCGCGCCCACCGCGACGTGGCGGCCTTGGCCATGGCAATGGCACTCGATTCATCCTTGGCGCGGCCCTGCCGCAGGATGGCCTTAGCTATATTCCTGATGTACGGCGGCAGGCCCATGCCCTTGACATCCCAGAGCCCCGGCCCGTTCGGGTTCTTGCTCAGCGGCGTCGATATCGCCGCCAGTCTTCCCGTCTGAGCCGACAGCTCCAGTGAGCCCGGTCCCCCGGGCTTACCGAAAGGGGTGCGGGACCACCGTGATCGGGCGTCCGGTCTGCGCGGACAGCTCTATTGCCCGGATACGCCGCGCCAGCTCGGCGTTCGCGCGGTTCTGGTTCGCCAGGCCGAGCTGCCCGCCCTGCCCGGCGGACCCGGCCATCTTTGCCACGCCCGCTCCCAGCTTGTTGATCGCGGACTGCTTGCCGGCGTCACCGGTCTGCTGGCTGGCCCGTGCCAGGTGCTGCATTGCCAGCTTGTGGTTGCCCATCTGCGCGGCGGCCCTGGCGCTCTTGATGTGGTTGTCGGCCTTCTCCTCGCTACTGCCGCCCTTGTCCGGCAGCGACGATCCGGTCTTGGAGTCGACGCTGGACCAGTACTCCTTGCTCGGGAGCCATGGCCCGGCCAGCTCCACGATCCTGCGGTACCCGTTCGGGTTCTCCACGGTCCCTCCGTTTGCTGCCTGGATGGTATGCGCTGCTCCGGATGCCACGCTGGGGTGCAGGAGGGCTCCTGCGGTGCGCATGCCGGGCATGGTGCCCCGCGCGCTGTAGTTGAGCGCCGCGTCCCGGACACTCGGCGTCATCTGCTGCGCCCTCGCCGCTGCCTGCGGGAAGTCGCGGCGCTCGGCCGCGCTCGGCACGTCTGACGGGCGGGACGGGTAGCTCTTGCTGGAGATGAACCTGTACGGGTCCTTGGGCCTGGGCTCGTGCTCGGGCTTCGGGGCAGGCGGCTTCGGGTAGTCCGCCGCGTTAATCCCGCCCTTGGCGTAGATAGACGGCCAGACGTGCGCCAGCTCCGGGTGCAGCGGGGCCTTCCCCGAGGCGATCCTGCCCTCGTCCTCACTGGCCTGCGCGGCACGCTGGCGGGTGACCATCTTCATCCGCTCGGCCGCCGCCGGGAAATCGTGTGCTTCCTTCGCGGTCGGATTCGACGTGCCCTCGGTCCGGAAGGTCTTCCTGGACATGAACTTGTACGGGTCGGCGTGACTCGTCCCGGGAGGGCTGGACGGCAGTCCCGGGCCGCCGACGTACCGCCAGCCGTGAACGAACCCCCTGGGCCCCACCAGGTCGATGACCTGGCGCGCAAGGACGTCGTTCGCGTTGTCCATCTGCCCGTACATCCCGCCGTGCTGTACAGGGCCGCCGTTCTTGTCCGGGATCTCCAGGTCGTCCTCGGCAGGCAGCTTCTCGCTGGTCACGTCATGCAGTGTCTGCCGCAGCCGGGCAAATGCGCCGTGCTTATGGTCGGTGTCAGCTGCCCCGGTCAGGTGGTCGGCCATGTGCGCGCCGGCTGAGTGCTCCAGGCCAGGGTGGCGGTCATTCATGTGGCCCGACAGCGCGGCATCCCCGCTGCCGACCTTGATCCACCCGTGTATGAACCCGTGCGGCCCGACCAGCTCGATTGCGGTCGTCAGGTCGCCGCTGTTGGACGCCGCTACCTGCTTCGTCCTCGCCTCGCTGGTGATGGCCTGCGGCTTCGCCACATTCACGTCCGGTCCCCCGATGCGCATCTTGTCCGGCGCGTTCATCGCGCGGTTACCGCCCGGTGCGGTCGGCTTCACGGTAAGGTCGTCGTCCTTGTACGGCTCGTCCGACTCGGCATAGGGCAGCTGGCTGTTCTTCGCCTGGAGGTCCATGACGTCCTTGGTCAGCAGCAGGTGCCGGTGTATGGCGTCCATGGACTTCTTCGCCGCGTCATGCTGCTCGTCGGTCAGCAGGCCGTGCCGCCGCAGGGACTGCGGGGTCATGTTGCCGATTGCCGCGTTCAGGTGGCGGATCGCCGCCTCGGGCTGCCCGCGCTCCAGCGCCTTGGCCGCGTCGGTAACGTGCTCATGCGACCCCAGGAACGGGTGCCTGTCCTTCAGGTCGCCGCTCAGCTTGCGCATCGACGCCACGGCTGACTTGCGCATCGGCCCGACTGGCTTGTACGTCCCGACACGCGGCGGCCGGTAGCTGCCCGTCCTTCCCGGCATGGTCTTCTCCCCTCACACGTCCGTGATCAGCAGGCGGCCGTAGACGGCTGTCGACACGTTGTTGCTATCATCCAGCACGATGATCCGCCACCATTGCAGCCCCGGGTAGTCAGCGGCCGGTATCAGCCAGGTCAGCGTCCCGCCCGGCGCGCTGACGACGGTCAGGCCGCTGCCGGTCGTGTACGTCATCCCGTCACTGTCGGCCGATGTGGCGTTCGGCTTGAGGATCGCGGACACGCCGGCTACGCCCGCCAGGTCCAGTGCCGCCCCGCCGTACGTGAGGCTGATGTCGTACAGGAGGTCATCGCCGGACAGGCCGTAGAGGTTCTGCTGGACTGCGGTCACCCGGCGCTCCCTCCGTACGGCGTGTCCGGGACGGCAGATCCCGCATACGGTGTGCTGGCCGTCACGGCACCAGAATAAGGCGAGGCAGGCAGAATGACGCCTGCATACGGCGTGTTTCCGGTAATTACGGCAGAGTACGGCGTCACGGGGGCGACCGCGCCGGACAGGAGGTCTTCCTCGATCCTGCCTCCTGAGTGCCCGGCCAGCGCTCCTGACCCGCTCAGCACCGCCGCTGCCGCCAGGGCGAGCAGGGCGGATGCCGTCAGCGACCCGCTGCCTGCCATCTGCCCGCTTCCGGGCAGAATCACCGCTCCGTCGCCGCCGATCGAGCCGGATCCGGACAGGGCCAGGGCGGCCGGGATGACCAGGAATCCGTGAGCGGCAAGGGACCCGCTGCCGGACAGCGCCGCTGTCCCCGCCTCGGCGGCCGAGGCCGCCATGCTGCCGGACCCGGACAGCGCCGCGCTCCCGGGCAGCATCTTGTGCCCCGCTGGCGTCAGCGTGCCGGACCCCGACAGGGCGGCGGTGCCCTGGTAAGACCAGGCGGCTGACAGGCTGCCCGACCCGGACAGGGCGGCGGTGCCCCCGTACGCTGCGGACCCCGCTGCCGCCAGTGAGCCCGTGCCGGACAGCGCCGCCGCGCCGAGGCCGCCGGGCGAGGAAGTCAGCGTGCCGGACCCCGACAACGGGACGGCTCCCGCGTACGCGGCGGTGCCCGCCGCCGCCAGGGTGCCGGTGCCGGACAGGGCGGACGCGCCGGCAAGGCGTCCGGTGCCGGACAGTGACCCGGACCCGGACAGGGCAGTGGTTCCCGCGTACGATGCCGTTCCGGTGCCGGACAGCGCGCCAGTGCCGGACAGGGCGGCAGACCCGGCCAGGTACGCGCCCGCCGACAGGGTGCCCTGGCCCGCGAGTGCGGCAGTTCCCGGGAGGTTCTCGTACCCGGATGCCGAGAGCAGCCCGGTGCCGGACAGGGCAGCCGAGCCTGCGAGCGTGCCGCCTGCGGTGATCGTCCCGGTGCCGGACAGGGACGCGGCGCGGCTGCGGGTATCGGCCGGGGCAGCCGCCAGGGTGCCGGTGCCGGATATGGCCGCTGTCCCTGCTAGCACCCCGGCCGCGCCGAGTGAGCCCGTCCCGGACAGGACAGCCGCTGCCGCCAGGGTGATCCCGCCTGCCGCGCCGAGCGTGCCGGTGCCCGACAGGAACGCCGTGCCTTCCAGCACTCCCGCTCCGGACAGGGTTCCGGAGCCCGCGAGCGCCGCCGTGCGCGCCCGTGCCGTGCTCTCCTGCGCGGCCATGGTGCCGGACCCGGACAGGGCCGCCAGTCCGGTCAGTGCCCCGGACGCGGTCAGGGTGCCAGTTCCCGCCAGGGCGGCGGAGGGCAGCCACAGGGTGCCGGCGCTGGCGGACGGGGTCATGACCGGGCTCTGGATACGGCGGTAACGCCTGCGGTACGCCCGGCCGCCCCGCTGCTGAGGCTGGTACGCGGCGGCAGCCGCAGGTCCTCCGCCCCCGGCCAGCTGGAACGCGCCGAGTATGACGGCCTCGCCGCCGGTCGCGCTCAGCGGGAACGACGCGGTCTCCGTGCCGCCGGACGAGTTCTTGTAGCAGAACGCCAGGTCGGCGATGCTGCTCGTGTTGACGCTGTTCGGGTCGGCGGTGTACCCGGACGGTGCCGTCCAGGTGATGCCGTCGCCCTGGTCGCCGTAGACCGCCGCCAGGTACTCGTTCGCGGCGGTGCTGGCGTACGCGCCCGCCACGGCCGGGTTCACGTCGACCTGCACGGCTGACGGGGTGCCGTCCGCCATGGCCGTGGTGTTCCCGGCCAGCAGGCCGGAGACCTCCTGCACGAGGATCGTGGGAGACGCGCTGCCCGACCCGGTAGCCACCACGGTGAGCGTCGGCTTGATGCCGACGTCCCCGGCCGGGGTATCCATCGCGTACAGCACCAGGCCGGTGTTCGACCCTCCGACGGTCCCCGCCGCCGTCGCCAGCAGCGTCATGGTGTTGCTGGCCGCGTCGGCGACGCCGTTGATCGTGAATACGGACGACGCGCCCCAGGCCACGGCGGCGATCAGCTTCGTCCCGGCCGTGCAGTTGTCCGGGAGGGTCACCGACAGCGGGAACGAGAATCCGCCGGCTGAACTGGACTGGAGGACAGACCAGGCCACGCCTGTCCTCCCTTCCGGCTAAGAGGGCAGGCTCAGGAGAGCGGGCCGATGACGACCCGCTGGCTGGCGGCGTAGACGTAGTCGCTGGCGGGCTGCGGGTACGTGCCGGGCGGCTGGCCGGTCGTGTAGATCTGGTAGAGCGCGTTGGCGTCGGCGAACGCGGCGAACAGTGCCGTGGCACTGGCCGAGTCCATGCTGATGGGCGCGGCCTCCAGGTCGGCAGCGGCATACGCCGTCAGCCACAGGTAGAACTGCTCGCAGTCGATCAGCGCGTCGCGGAGCGCGGCCAGCTTCGACTGCGCATTGTTGACTATGTACGCCTCGGTAATCCCTGCGGGGAATCCTACGGCCATGTCAGTTCTCCAGGTAGACCTTGAATTGCTTGAGCGTGGTTGTATTGCTCGCAGAACTTGCAGACCACGTGCCGAATAGCTCCAGCCAGAGGTTTATCTCATTACTGAGTCCGGTAAGCGTGCTCTGGTTCATGAGAAGCTGCTTGGTGCCGGACGTCTGCCAGGTGTTCGTGGCTACAGTGCTGAGGTCTATCTCGCCGTCGATTTCCAGCGTCGTGCCGAGAGATCCGACAGCCTGGCACACGATGTCATATTCCATCGTCCACAGGCACGTGATTGATGCCGTCGGGGTGACAGCAGGGGCCGTGAACAGCGTTGCCCCTCCTGTTCCGCCGATCGTTCCCGCTACCGCGTCAAGGCCGGCCGCGAAAACAAAGGTGGCCGCCGAGGTATTCGCTATCGTCCCGTTGGCCTCGAAATGAATAGACTTGCCGATAACGCTGAAATATTCGGCAGGAATCATGCAGCGCGGGATGGACGATGACGCAATGGCGGATATCGGGGCCTGTGTCGTGTACGTGTTCTTGGTGACCGCAGACGGGAGCGAGTAGTACAGCTCCGGCTGGGTCATCGTGTAGCCGGACACGGCCGGCTACCAGGCGCTCGCGTTGGGGGCGATCGAGCTGGCCGCGAACTGGACGGTGTCGCCGCTGGCCGCGCCGGTGATGCTCGCGGACAGCGCGCCCTGGAGCCAGCGCAGCGGCGTGCCTGCGGAGTCCCAGATCTCGATGGCGGTGATGGCGGACCACGAGCTGCCCACCGACCACGACACGGCATTGGAGTTGCCGGTGCTGGTGGCCGTGCCCGTGCCGAACGCGGCGAACGTGGGACTGGACCCCATCGAGTTGCCGCCGGCCGTGTACCCGGTGCCCGTGAGCTGGGTGCCGTTGCTCCCGTTGACGTTGCCGTTCCCCGACCCCTGCGCGGTCAGCAGCCGCAGCATGTACGGCGTGGTGACCGTCATGATCGACCCGCCGGCGAACGCGAAGTTCAGGAACGTGGCCGCGCGGCCCGTGTCGGTCATGTACGTCATCAGGAGGCGCTCCCGATCGCGGGGACGACCACCGCGTTGGCGCTGATCGTGAGGGTACGGCAGGTCGGCCCCACGGTGGACCCGTCCGGCCCGGCGTGCGTGTGGTCGCTGCCGCAGCACCGGCAGCTCAGCGCGTCGTGGACGTTGGTTCCGTCCGTGACGACCGTGCGCTGGTGGCACGTGTCGCACTCGACCAGGTGCCCTGTCACGTTCATGCGGCCCTCCGGTATCTGCCCGCGCCGGGAACGGCGAGCATCGCAGCGCCGGGGAACGGCGGTCCCGGCCGGCAGCGGCAGTGCGGGTGCACTGCGCCCGGGTACCCGATCAGCGGCATGTGGTCAGCATAGAAGTTCTTCCCGTTCGCGGCCAGGCAATCGGCGCTCGTCCGCGCGTCGCGGACGGTGTGCCAGCCGAGCAGGTTCCCGTAGGACATGGCGGCGCTGTCGGCCGCCGCGCCCGCCTGGCTGCGCTGCCAGATCGCCATCAGGTGCTGGGCGTAGAAACGGCGCTCGCGCTGCACGGCTGCGGCCAGGGCCTGTGACAGCGGCTGCCCGGTGCTGTGCGCGCTCGCCAGGGCCTGTGCGATGCGCCTCGCGGCTGCCACGGTGAACTGGGCGCGGCGGAGCAGGTTCGAGCGCTCCATGGCCAGGGTGGCCGCGCCGTACGCGCCGGACTGGCCGGGCGGGAACGACATGACGATCTGGAGCGCGGCTCCCATCGCGTACCCGCCGATCCCGCCTGTCAGCAGCCCGGCCGGGATCATCGTCAGGGCGATAGCGGGGCCGGTGGCCGACAGCAGCGCGGACCCGACGGCCGTCACCAGGGCCGCGTCCTGCCCGGTCGCGGGCTGCGGAGGCGGCTGCTGCGGCGTTGTCACGGGAGAACGTCCGAGCAGTCGCGCAGTTTGTCGGTGGCGGCAACGTACCTGAGGTACCCGTTCGCGACTCTCACAGTCGCGGGTGGCGTGCTCCTGTTGATCAGGAGCCCGATGAAGTGGTTCCAGATCTGCGTCTGCCCGCTGCGGAAGCTATTGCCGGACTGGCACGACTCCACGTCCGACTGGTGCAGCCCGTAGATGACTCCCGCCATGATCAGGGCCAGGACTACCAGGGCCGCTATCCAGCGGCGGTTAACCCGGTTGGCCCGGATCAGCTTGTTGACTTCCACGCGGGCCGCGACAACGAAATTTAGCTCCGGCTCCTCACCCTCGGTAACCGGCCTCTCGGGAATCTCGGTCAACCTAACCTGCCCCCCTTGCCGCTAACCTTCTCCACGTCAAGCGTGCGGAGAAGGATCGCCGCCGCGATCTGCTCACCTGGGTACACGGGGAAGGTGAGATGCGAGACACCCGGCTCGTAGTCGCGGATTACGGCAAGGATATCGCGCAGCTCTGACTCTTGATCATGGGTGAGCCTGCCGTTCATGAACGATTCGAGCAGCGCGTCTATGTGCGCCCGGCGGGGGTCCGGGCTGTGGATGATCTTGGCTGCGTCCATGGCTACCGCTCTCCAGAAGACCTCGGTCTTGGTCTCCAGCACTGCCACGCGGTCCAGGACAGCGCCGATTCGCTTATGCAGGTCACGCAGGTCTCCGGCGATCTGCTGCTGCTGCTCGGCCACGCGCTTCAGCTCGGCGGTCAGCTCCGAGTGCTTCAGCGTGACCTCTGACAGGGCGTCCTTGATCAGCTGCCGGATGTGCTCGTCGCCGCTGCTGGCCACCGTGGCCCTGCGACGCTCACGATACGCCAGGAAGGTCAGGATCAGGGATGCGAGGGCGACGATGACGCCGCCCGCGACCCAGGTCTCCTCGGGCACGCTGCGGGCCTACCTGGTCAGCTTGCCTGGTACCGGGCTCATCGGCGGCGTGTTCGGCGGCGTGGGAGGCCCCTGGGCAGGAGGTGCCGGCGGCGCTGCGGGCCGCTGCGGCACGCCGGGAGCCCGCGCGCCCGGCGCGGGAGGCGGCCGGAGCCCGCTGTTGCTGCTCCCGTTGTTGGTCGCGCCCGCCTGCTGGGCGATGCCCATCGCGGCCGATGCCATGCCGTTCAGGCCGCCGATCGCGGCAGCGGCCTCGGGCGGCATGCCCGGCGGTGCCTGCCCGGCCAGCTGCTCGGCGCGCTGGCTGGCCGTGCTCGCCAGGGCCTGGGCGACCTGGTCCTCGTTCAGGTTGAGGATGTTCGCCATGCGCTCGCAGATCAGGTCGAATACCGGGATCGGGATGTTCATCGTGGGCGCGGCGGCCAGCTGCCCGAACAGCGTCAGCAGCTGCTGGCTGTCCGAGTCGTCCATCGGGCCGAACTTCCACTGGGGGAACGCCGCGCCGGACCCGAAGTTCATGATGATCATCGGCCGGATGACGTCGTAGCTCATCGCCTCGGCGATCTCGTCGGCGATAGTGGACCGGCTCGCCATGAAGTAGCTGGACTGGTCGGCCGACATGGCGTACGAGCCGCCCTTGCTGCTGCCCGACGCCCCGCCGCTGCTGGACCGGCTGCCGGAGCTGACAAGGTTCAGGAAGCCGGCCAGGACCGACATGACCTGCCACTCCTCCAGGAACGTCAGCGCGGCGGAGAAAAACGACCCGCCGTCACCGCTGGGCTCCAGGATGTCGAACGCCTTGCCGCCCTCGGGCGGGCGCTCCATGCCGACGACGCCCGATGACTTCAGCGCCGCGATGTTGTCGGCGCGGGTGTTCGCCTCGGGCTGGTCGTTGCCGTACACGACGGTGCGCGGCAGGGCCTGGTTCTCCAGGAAGTGGTACCACAGGTAGAGCAGCTTCATCTTGGTCTGGTAGCACCAGTACGCGATATCCATCTCCGACACGCCGGTCATCGGCTCGCGGTACTTGCCGTGCGTGTAGATGAAGCTGCGCACCCTGGGGATGTCGACGTACCCGGGCACCTTCTGCTTGCGGTCGAGCATCAGGTTGCCGCCGAACAGCCACACCTGCTGCCGGAACCCGTTGTTCTCGCCGGACCTGTCGTTGAAGCGCGCCTGGCAGGTGGCGGGCGGCCGGTACGCGATCTTGTCGTAGATGACCTTCTCGTCGCTCTCGCGGACCTTGAACGTCTTCTCGAAGAACGCCCGCCGGTACAGCTGGGCCGAGGTCACCTGGCCGATCAGCTCCTTGACCGGCGTTTTCATGCCGCCCTCGGTGTCCGGCGTCATCAGCACGGAGGTGATGAACTCGGCCTCGCCCTTGTCGCCCTTGGCCGGGTCGATCTTGACGGGAGCGCCGCGTATCGGCAGGGTGAGCGCGGCGGCCAGGGCCGCCGACACGCCGTCCCGGCTGAACATGGTCTTCATGTCCCGGCTGTTCCACTCGCCGTAGTCGAAGACGTCGCCCTCGCCGTAATAGGCGAACAGCCGCTGCCCCCAGTCGAACTGCGTGCCTATCTCCGGGCTCATCAGGCCCCTGCTCCCGCCGCTGAGCCGGCTGCTGCCGGGCGGCGCGAGATCCGGGAACTCCACGACGTTCCCGCCGCCCGGGATCCTGAAGCCCTTGCCAGTCGCCACGGTTACCTCCTGGTCAGCAGAGTAGCCCTTGCGCACCAGGCGTCATAGCACCGGCGGCACAGGGCGTACGGCATCAGCAGTGTTTCCCACCTGCCGCACCGGTGGCAGTAGTTCTCCACGTCGCCCCCTCAGTGCCATTCGCGCACTGCGGCGCGCTGGCTCCTTTCCGGCGGCGCGTCGCCGTCCGGGATGACCGTGATGCCGTCACCGCCGAACATCGCCGCCGCGTCCCCGTCCCTCGGCGCGAACGACTCCAGGTCCGCGAACGGGTCCGCGCCGTCCAGCTGGCCGCCGTGCGCGCCGCGCAGCCGCTTCCGGGACTGCGCCTCCTGCCCCGCCCCGATGGCCTCCAGCTCGCGCGACGCCGCCCACTGCCGCACTCCCGCCGTGACCGGCTTATCGCTGAACGTGGCGTTCAGGAACGGCCAGCAGGCCCAGACCAGCGAGTCCAGGCGGTCCGGGCTGCGCTCGTCGGACGCGCCGGTGAACGTGGCCATCTGGTCTTCCAGCTCGGCCATCTTGACGATGTCACGGTGCCACTTCCTCGCGCCGGTCTCCGGATCGACGATCTGGTACGCCTGCCCGTCGTAGCAGTGCCGGACCACGCCGCGCTCGTACAGCGCGGACGCGGGCTCGGCGCGGGTGCGCTTGCTCTTGCCCGCCCAGACCTTCTCCACGCCGGGTGCCTGGCCGTCGGGGAACTTGCCCTCATCGCGCATTACCTTGATTACCTGCGAGAACACCGTCTTCAGCCACTCGCCGCCGTGGTTCTTCTCCACGATGATCCGGGCATTCCAGGTCACCGCCTCCTTGAGCACGCGGCGCGCGAACTGGGCCGGCGGCTCCTGGCCGCCCCAGTTCTTAACGATGTAGAGCCTGCCCTGGTACATGCCCGCGATCGTGTACGCCTGCTCGTCGCTGTTCTCCATGCCGTCGGACGGGTCGACGCCGATGACGGCCTGGTGCAGGTATGCCGGGCCGCCTTCCTGGCCGACCATCGGCACCTGGATGGCGTCGAGCTGGTCGCGCGTCCACAGCGCGTTCGCGACGTCGTCGAGAAGCTCTCCCTCAAGCTCCTGGCGCTCAAGCCGGGTGCCCTTGGCCGCGCCGACCACTGACCGGTAGAACGCGCTGGACAGGTTGGCGACGTTGTCGATAGTGCGCAGCTTGCGGACGATCACGCCGCCCTCGGCGGGCTCGTTGCGAATCAGCGAGCGCACCAGGGCGCGGGCCGGCCGGCTGGCCTTCGGCGTGCCGGTCGCGATGATCACGGACACGCCCTGCCGCACGGCGTACTTCAGCGACTCGTTCCAGGTGGTGTCCCACTTGTCCCACAGCCCGATCTCGTCGCACCAGGCGGCGCGCAGGTTCCTGCCCTGGATGCGCAGGCCGCCCTCGGCCGCGCTGTCGGCGTAGATCACGGTGCCGCTGTGCAGGATCACCTGTCCGTAGGTCCGCCAGGCGCTGCGGACGGTCTTGGACTTGTGGTCCTTGATCTCGGACATCGACGTGCCGAGGGCCTTCAGGATGCCGCTCTCGCCCTCCACGCACTTGGTCCAGGCGTCCGCGTACGTCGGCGCGACGATCGCGTACTCGCCGTCCGGCACCGGGTCGGCCAGGACCAGGTCCGCCAGTCCCTGCGCGCCGGCCCTCGTCTTGCCGCTGCCGCGCCCGCCCTGGAGGTAGAACACGCGCCAGTCGCCGGTGCGCGGCGGCAGCAGCTGCTCGGGCCGGGCCGTCTCGCGCCAGGCCAGGCGCGGGTCGCCCGGGGCCTGCCGGATTCTCTTGTCCAGCAGGTCCAGGGCGGCAGCGTCGCGCCTTCGCACCAGCTAGAAGCCGGTCTCCGCGTACGCCCAGGCGTCGCGGTACTTCTGCTCGTTGTCCTCCCAGGCCGGCAACGGGTCGCCGTGCGCCAGGCCGACGCCGCCGACGTGCTTCCGGTACCGCTCGTACGCGCGCTGGCCGGGCTCCTTGCCGGCTGCCTCGCTGATCAGGCGGCCGAGATGGCCCCAGAATGGCCGCAGGTGCCCGACTTCCTCCACGACATCGATAGAGACAGGGCCGTACGTGACGTGGACGGTAATGCACTCGCCGTTCATCTTGGGGACGCCGGACTCGTCGCTGCGGTATGCGCTGAATGTCATGCCAGTTCTCCCTGCACTACCTTGAGGTGACGCCGGAACGCCTTGCGCGCCCCGGTGATCCCGTCGATCCCGATGCCGGACTCCTCCAGCGCCGCGTCGAGCGCCGTCTCCAGCATGCGCGCCGTCTCCTCCTGCACGCCCGCCAGGCGGTCCTCGATCTTCAGCTTGGAGATGTCTATCAGGATCTTGGCGTACCGCTCGACCGCGCGCTCGTAGAGCAGGATCTCGATACGCAGCTGCTCGCCCACCTTAGAGTGCGCGTAGCGGATGCGGTCCTGGCTGAACAGCCGCGCCGCGATCATCCGCAGTACTTCCTTGACCGCGCGGATCTCGGCGGCCAGTGCGAGCAGCTCGGTCAGCGGGTCGCCGATCGGGTCCGGGTGCAGCAGCCGCTCGCCCTCGTCGCCCATGATCATCGCCAGGCGCTCGGCCATCTGCCCCTCGACCACGCGCCGCGTGCCTATGGCACGCTGGACGCTGCCCAGGTTCGCGCCGTGCTCGCTGCACTGCGGCGGGACGGTGCCCTCCGCCGCGTAACTGCGGCAGGCGTCCGGGGTGCCGAAGTTATTCCGGCACCGCCGGACGCCCGTGATGTCCTCGGCCTCGTCCAGCAGCTCGTCCGGGACATGCAGGACGCAGTACTCCAGTCCGTCGACCTCGAAGTTCCGGCACCCCCCGGGCCAGCGGCACCGGTTCTCGCCGAGCCCGTGCGCGAGGTTGCTCACCGGCTGCCCCCGTCGATGTGGTCGGCGGTCAGCCCGGTGGTGAAGAAGCTGAACACGGAGGCGAACAGCGGCACCACCGTCAGCATCATGACCGCGCTGGTGACGTACCCGCCGGGCGTGCGCGGCGCGACGTCGCAGCCCACGGTCGTCGCGGTGCCCACCGCGCAGTACAGCCCGTGCGGCAGGGAGATCCGGTCGAACACGGCGTACAGGCTGCCCAGCACGGCGTCGAGCACGAGCGTGCAGGCAAGGACGTACACCGCCCGCTTGTGGTGGATGTTCATCCCCGGGCCTCGCGGACCGCCGTCAGCTCGGCCAGGATCAGCTCCAGCAGCTCGTTCTCGGTGCGCTCGGGCCGGGCCTTCTCATGGTGCACGTTGCACCACGGCGTGCCGTTGACCTTGTGCTTGCCGATCCGCAGGCATCCGGGCTCATGGCAGTTCACGTGATGCCAGGCACCTGTGACCAGGGAGATCAGGCCCACCACGGTCAGCGCCGGGACGAACCCCGACAGCAGCTGGTACGTCCACGGCGTCTGCGGCCCGGGGTACGGGTGCACGCCGATGCCGTACAGCACGCCCCACGTATGCCAGATGACGGCGTAGAGCATGGCTGCGAGGGCCAGGCAGAGGGTTCCGGTGATCACGCGCTTCACGGGACCAGTATGCATGAAAACGGCCCCCCTGCCGGGGAGGCAGGAGGGCCGCCGGGCACGCGCTTTTCAGGTGAGCTGACAATGGAGCCCCGGCCCCGGTTCGAACGGGGGACCTTCTCATTACGGGTGAGATGCTCTTCCGGCTGAGCTATCGGGGCAAAAGGGGCCGATTCCATGTTCGGAATCGGCCCCTTGAAAACGGCCCCCCTGCCGGGGAGGCAGGAGGGCCGCCGGGCACGCGCTTTTCAGGGGAGCGGTGCCCTCATCGGGCTGCGGCGCTACGGGGGGTGGTGCGCGCCGGATGGATCAGCCCGGGTAATTCAGCTGGCTAAACGTTCAGCTGCGTGGCAGTGAGCGTCGCGTTCTCCAGGTCATACGTTCCTGCTCCCGTGTCGGAGTCGTACCCGAATGCGTACACGTACAGGCTCGTAGGCCCGCTGACGGTGATCTGCTCAGCGCCGCTGAAATACGAGTCGTGACCGGTAGTCGCGGGTTCTATGGCCCCGGCTCCGAAGTTAGCCAGGTCTCCGGTGAAGTCCGCATTGGCTGCCTGGTCGTAGACGAAGAACTGCGGGAAGATGTCCGCTGTCGTGGACTCGTCGTTTCCCTTCGCCTTGGCGTTGAACGTGAGCAGGTACGTGCCCGCTGCCGGGAGGCTGACGGTACTGCCGATCTGGGTAGCGCCCGTAACGAAGCTGCCGCCAGTGGCGATTGACGTGTCGGTGCTAACGAGCGTAGCCGTCGGTGAGCTGACAACCGCGTTCGCCCCTGGCGCCCCTGGTGCCCCTGGTGCGGACAGCGACACCTCGAAGTCGCCCGACGGGCACTTCGCCAGTCCTGCCGGGTTCTCGTAGACGTCCACGAGCGCCCGGGTGCCGTCTGCGACGCAGCCGACCTTTGCCGGCGGCGGCGCGGACGTCGCGGCGGTGACGGCGAGCGCCGACCCGGTGCCGACGGCGGCGAGCAGGCATGCCGCCCCGCTGGCGGCCAGCGCGATGCGCCTGGTTATCCTCATGATCTTTCTCCCTGTTCCCCTCGGTTATCCGGCCGGCCTCAGGATGAGGCCAGCTCGCGGATGTACTGCCTGACGTCGGCGTTCATCGCCTCGATGAAGGACGCCGCGTCCTTTTCCGGGTCGTAGGGCACGAACCGCGTCCCGAAGAACGCGACCATCGCGTCGCCCTCGTCCGGCCAGGTGCTGTCTTCACCGATGGCACCCAGCTCCTCCTGCCACTGCTCCAGCTCGTCGTTCCACTCCTGCTGGTCGATCCGGTCCTCGGCCGCCTTCACGTTGCGCTCTACCCACACGGCGAGGATGACGACGGCGGCGATGACCGCGACGGTGGCGGGTATCCCGATGGCCGTTTCCAGTGACATTCCGAACATCGTGCTATCTTCTCCCTCTTGACGTCCCCGACGCTACCACATGCCGGCCAGTGTTCTGTCAACACCCGTCATACGGGCTCCAGTTGTACTCTCCGCCCTGGGCCATCGCGTTGTCGAACACCTGCTCCTGCTCGGCCGCCGAGGCGTACCCGAAGCTGCCGGGACTGCCGCCGTACTCGGCCCAGGTGCCCGCGCTGAACTGGAACAGGCCCCAGTGGCCGCTGGCGTTCCACACGTCCGGGTCGCCGCCGGACTCGCGGCTGATCACGCACGCCTCGAACCCGCTGTCGCCCGCCGTGGACACGGTCCCGTACGAGGACTGCGCGGGCCCGGAGTAGCTGTCCTGCTGCTGCGCCGGTGCCGTGTAGCCGGTTACCTGCGCGGGCTGGCCGACGTCAGCCTGCGCGCAGGAGATCCGCAGCTGCTGGCCGGGCTCGATGAGGTTCGGGTTGCCGCCGATCACGGACTGGTTCGCGGCGTAGATGCCGGTCCAGTCCGAGGCGTTGCCGCAGTCGCGCTGGGCGATGGCGGAGAGCGTGTCACCGCTGTGCACGGTGGTGAACGCGAGGGCCCCGGCTATCGCGCCGACGGCCATGACGGAGGACAGCGGGCGGCGGGCGATTGCCTCGAAGAATCTGCGTGACGCCGTGCGCAGTGCGTGCATGGATGTTCTATCCTTTGCTCGGGCAGTTTTTCCGGCGTACTGGGGCTACTTTGCCAGGAGCGGACCCCGGTGCCGGCACTACGACCACCGACGATAACAGCCCGGTCTCGGCCTGACCATCAATCGCGGCAGAAAGCCCGCCTGCGGGGTACCGCAAGCGGGCTTTCCGTGCATCTGGGAGGCGGTTTTCCGCGCCTCCGGTAACGATATGGTCAACCCCGGAACAGGACCCACGCCGGCGTCCTGGCCAGCACGTCCTGGCCAGCGCCGGGACCGTCCAGCCAGGCGGCCTCCGCAGACGGCGTGACGAACGTGTCGATCATGCCCGCCTGGCCGCGCCAGGTCACCGCCGCCGAGTCGGCCGCGTAGACGTCGCTCCCGTAGTCGCTGGTGACCGTCGCCCCGATCTGCGCCGCCGCCTGCCTGGCGGTCAGCGCGTCCCCGCTGCCGCCGTTCACGTACGTGACGGCGGCGGGCGTCGCCTTGTCGACGACCGTGTGGCTCGGGCTCGCGCACGCCGTGACGGCGATGCCGAGGCCCGCTGCGGCCAGGGCCGCCCTGGTGATATTCCTCATGTGCTCTCACCTCCGCTCTTATTCTCCTTCGCCCATTCCCCGGGCATTTCCCCGCCGTGAGACAGCAGGCCGTCCAGCACCTGAAATCCGTCGGCTAGCCGCTGAACCGGGTTGAGGTAGCCCGGTGGCCCCATCGACCGTTTCCCGGCTTTCACGTACGGGAGGGCTTCCCGCGCCTGCCGCAGCGCTTCATCCGCTGTCATCGGTTCCCCTCTCCTCCGCCTGGCGCGCGGCCTCTACGGCATCGTCCACCACCCTGGCCAGGGCGTCGGGCATGGAGTACTCGCGTTCGATCCCGGCTATCTGCTCTCCCGCTCTCACGATGTCCCTCATGCACAGGCTGTACGTGCTGCGGACACCCTCCGGCATGCCCGGCTGCATGACACGTACGAGGAACGCCTCCAGCTGCCCGGCTTTCCCGTTCTCGCGGACCAGGATCTTGCCAGTGCTGCCGTGCCGCCCGGTCGCCACTCCCTCTACCAGCTGCCGGCTGTAGCTGTCCCAGCGTATGTACGGCACCTCGACCCGTATCCTGCTGCGGCTGGTCTCGACCCGGCACGCCTCTTCCAGCTCACGGTACGATCTTCCGTGGACCGTCCTGCCCCACGGTGATACCGCCTTGAACCATCCCTTGCGGTCCACCGTGACGGCCCATTTAGTGCCGCTGGTGCTGACCGGTTCCAGGCTGTAGTCGTCTGGCATGTCATCTTCTCCCTTGTAACGTGTAACCAATTCTGATTGCACGTTACAGGACAACCGGTTCCCAGTGCCCGTTATTCCGGACCAGCTCGATGTCCGCCTGCGGCACCTGCACGCGGTCCCCGTCCCGGGCGTCGCCGACGGACGCCAGGGCCTCCTCCAGGTACTTCTCGCCGGGCACGATGAACACCCGGTGCCCTTGCAGCTCCGCGATATTGCGCCGCAGCGCCGCGTTCTCGGCGAGCATGCGCCGCAGCGCCGCGTTCTCGGCGAGAACGCGGCCGGCTTCCCCGCCCATCTCGGCGAACACGGCCCTGGCGCGGTGGACCATGGCGTGCGCCACCGGGTCGCGCAGGATCTCCGGCCTCAGCCTCTCCAGCTCGCTCAGCCAGGCCGTGCGGGCCGGGTACCTGTCATCCTCCGGGACTTTCATGTCACGTCATTCCCTTCCATGTCTCGCGGCGTGCGCTGATCAGGGTGTCGCCGTTAACGGTGAAGCCGAGATTCGCGGCCCTCTGGGCGGCGCGGGCAATCGCCGTGTTCCTGTCCTTCGCCTTCAGGCCGGCGTACCTGATATTCGCCCAGCCGGTGCCAGAGCACAGGAACCACATCGATACGCGCCATTCCTGGACGCCGGCGCTCACGGCTTCACCGGCGGCACCATCTGCGGCGCGGACGGCACCACGTGGATGCCGATGGTCGCCAGCACCGCCAGGGCGATCGGGATCGCCGTCAGGTGCGGGTAGTACGCGTACGCGGCCGACAGGCCGGCGATAACGCCGGTCAGCGCGTACCGCGCGATCGTGAGCCATGTGCCCGTCTTCATGATCTTCTCCCTGGCCTACCGTGGTGCGTATGACTACACCTTACGTGCCCGTTCTCATGACCGCGCTGACCGAGCTTCAGCAGACGGCGTGGTCGGGCCGCCTGCCCGACGTCGCGCCGGGCCAGCCGTTCTGGTGCAAGCAGTCCGACGTCACGCCGCTGATCAACGCCGGCTACGCGCGGGAATGGACGGAGGGCGACCCGGCCGCTCCCCCTCCCGAGCCGCCGTACACGGCGCACGGGATCCCCGGGATCGCGGCCGGGACGTCCAACGCGTCTCCCGGCGGGACGTACTAGGGGCGCTCGACCGAGCCGAGCGCGGACTTCAGGTCGGTGGCCGCGCCCTGCCCGATGTGCGGGTTGCGCGCGAACCAGTTCTCCACGGTGGCCAGCACGTCCCTCAGCCGCACCTGGATGCTGGGGTGCGTGTCGGTGCTGTGCGGGCCGGGAGAATCCGGCGCGCTGTCCTCCGCTTCCGCCGCGTCATCGAGCGCCTCGTCACGCTTCTCCCCGAGCGTGCCGGGCTCGTCGGCGCGGGACGGACCGGGCTGGCCCTCCTGGTTCGCGTCGCCGGGGTCAGGCTCAGGCTCGGGCTGCGCGGCCGGCGTCACGGGCTCGGCCGTGGTGGTCGTGGTCACCTGGACGCCCTGCTCGCCGGTGACGGGCTCGGGCTGGCTCTCGGTCATGATCTGCTCCCTCGGTCGGGATTACCGTCGTCTCAGGCTTGCAGGATAACGCGCCGGGAACGTATCCGCCGTGGACGGTCACGTCTTCGCCAGGCCGCTGCCGACCGCGAGCGAGGTGAACGTGATGCCGGAGAGGTGCTTCCAGCAGCACTCGACCAGCGCGCCGTTCAGGTTCGGCGACACACCATAGGCGACAGCGACCTGCGGCGGGCTGATGCCCTCGGCGAACTTCCTCAGGTCGATGAACGGCCTGCCCTTGCCCGCCTCGGCGTCGCTGATCGCCGCGACGGCCCCGGGCCTGGCCAGGACGGCGGCCTTCCAGACGCCCGCGCAGACGGTGCAGAAGTGCTCGCCCTCGGGCGGGAGCGGTCCCGTGACGGTGATGTCGCGGACGGCGGCAAGCTGGCTCATGCGGTTTCCTCCGGTTTCTCGGTCCTGATCACTTTCGCGTCGCTGACCTGGCACGTCTTATCCCAGCAGCGCCCGCAGTGCAGCGTCATCCTCGCGGTGCGCTCCGCGTGCTCGGCGCACATGCCGGACTTGTCGACGTGCTCGCCCGTGGTGCACCCTATCCACACGTTCACGGCGGCCGGGCGCTCGCAGCGGCGGTCGCCGGAGAACACCACGCACCCGCCGTCCTGCTCCTTGCGCTCGTCCTGGTTCAGCCACACAGGCGGCGGGCAGCCGATGAGGCGCTGGAGCGGATCCGCAGGGGGCACGGGACGCGCGGCGAGCCGCTGCGCGTCCCGTTTCGTCCCGTAGCCCTCCGGGGGAGCGAGCGGGTCCGGGCGCTCGCTTATGTGCGACACATCTCCCGGCTCACGGGCACGCGGGCCTCACTCATGGGGGACGTCAGGCATCCGGTTTGCCTCCCAGGTCCCGGACCAGGTCACCGGACGGGGTGGCCAGGATCACCGGGTCGCGGTCGAGGCCCTCTCCATGGAAGGTTCCTTTCGGCATCCGCTCGGTGATCAGCATGCGGTCAACGCGGTCGGTCTCGGCCGCGCACAGCGCCCCGGCCTTGGCGAGCTGGTCGAGTACCTCGGGCCAGCCCGCCTCGCCGTCCAGCATGCCCGCCATGAGCGCTACCAGCCGGTGCGCGGCCTCGGCGATCAGCCAGCCGTTCTCGTGCCGGTCGTCGTGCCGTGCGTCATAGCAGAGCTTCTCGGCCTGCTCGCGCCGCTCGCGCAGGATGCCCGCGACACCGTCCAGCATGCCGTGCGCGGCCAGCCAGTCCAGGTCGGCGTGCGCGGCATCCGCTGCCGGGTGATCAGGTTCCACTGGTTTCCTCCTCGGCTGCGCCGGTTTCCTCTTCGGCGGTAGTCACGATGTACATCATCTTGCTGATGGGCATGGCCCTGCCGTCCTGCCTGACGATGCCGACGGCGCTGTGCCCGTCATACGGGATGCGCAGCAGGATCATCAGCTCGGCAAGGCTGACGAAGTACGTGCGCGTGTGCTTGTCCTTGTCAGGCACCCGGGTACGGCTAACCCCCGTCATTCCTGCCTCCTCTCGCGCCACCAGGCGCACAGCGCCCTGTGCGCCTCGCCGCTGTTGATCCAGTCGCCGTAGCACTGGACGAGCCGGGGCTGATGGCGGCTGAACACCAGCTCCAGGACCATCCCTCCCGTGGTGCTGTACGCCGCCACGCACGGCGGGCCGTCCGCAGACGGGTCGTATTCCAGTTCCTGAATGCGCTTCTCGCGCATCCCGGCCAGGGCGCTGGCCGCGCTGTCCAGGCCGCCGTTGTTGGCGAGCCACGTCAGGTCATGCTCGGCCTGCACGAACGCGGTCTCGTTCTTCTTGTCTTTCGCCCGCGCGGTCACAGGACGCGCCCGTCCGGCGTGATGAACACGCCGCCGTGGATGTCGCAGCCGGCCTGCGCGGGCTGCCCGGGGCGGCTGCGGTCCGGCCACGGGCTGCACGTGCACGTGACGGCGGCGAAGCGCAGCTGCTGCTCGCGTGCCGTGGTGATGATCTCGTTCTCCAGCTCGCGCAGGTGCGCGGCCCCGGCGATCACCGCCGCGATATCCGGCGGCATTCCGCCTGTTACTTCCTTCATCTGCTCCCTTTCCCGTGCTTACGGGGTCTTTCCCGTGATCCTACAAGACGCTCCGTGCCTGCCCGGCGTGCCAGCGCCGGTATTCCTCGCGTCCCTCGCCGGGCTGCCAGCAGCCTCGCGAGGCTATGACCTGCTGCGTTCCCGCCAGGCAGTTGCACGACACCGTCAGCATGCGCGACTTCGACGCGCGCAGCACGATCTGGTGCGGCAGCGAGGGATCCTCCAGGGGACTGTCAGGCGGCGGCATCGCCGGTGACCACCCTGCGTATCTCGCCCGCCGGGATCAGCCAGTGGCCGCCGGGCGTCAGCGTGCCCTCGATGCGCCCGGCGCGGAGCCAGTTCGCGATCGTCTTCTTGTCGCACCCGGCCAGGATCGCGGCCTGCGGCGTCGTCAGGGGGAGCCCGTTCAGCAGCCGGCGCTTGGCTATCTGCGCCAGCTCGTCCGGGTCCCTGGTCTCCCTGGTGTGCGCCACGGTCTCCTCCTGTCACGCGCTGCGCTCACGATAGCCCGCGCGCGGCGCTGTGTCACCTGGCGGCACTTGCTACCGCACGGTAGCAAGCCAGGCGACGAACGCTCCCAGCGCGCATACCAGGGCGAGCGTGACGATGGCCTGGACGGCGTCCAGGGCCGTCCTGCGCGCTGCGGACGCCCTCCCGGCGTGGAATGCCAGGCGCGCGATGTCCTGCTGGTCCGTGCGGCCCGCGAAGGGCGTCGTGACCAGCCAGGCGCTGAAGTCGCCGTCGGCAGTGCGCGGTGCCGGGCGCTGCCTGCCCGTCCCGCTCATCCGGGGATCTCCTCGCGGTCCGGGAAGCCGGACAGGGAGAACAGCGCGGGCCAGTCGACCGGCGCGTCGGCGGCAGCGGCGGCCTGCCCGTCCGCGAGCGCGGCGATCCTGGCCTCAATCCGCGCCAGGCGCTCTTCCAGCCGGTCGAACCGCTCCTGCGGCCAGCCGGTGTACCTGCCGGCGGGGGCCGGGGCCGGGTCGTTATCCCCGCCAGGGGGAAACGTCCCTCCCTCCGCAGCGGGGGCCGTGCGCGGGCCCGGGGTCTTCTGCTGGGGCAGCGGGATGACGTCGGTGGGCTCCGCGTCAGGGATGAGGCTCCCGGCCCGGAATTCCTGAGCGCCGGGAGCGCCGGGCATCGGGAAGTCCGGGGGAAGCGCGCCGTTCGCCTTGGCGATCTCGATCGAGCTGACCTGGTGATACTCCTTCACTGCCAGGCCGAAGCCGGACAGCGCGGCGGCTATCGCTACTTTGGCCTGCTCATCGTCACCCTCGTTGTGATCCTTGCTCAGTTGTTCGAGATGTCGCTTGATACCTGTGACGGAGCTGATGCGCCCCGGCGTGGCGGCCTCCCAGTATCGCGATATGTAGCCGATAGCATCCTCTCTGTTTCCTTGACGCTTCAACCACATGGAAAACGTTGTCATTTTCATCATCTCCCTACGGTCATCTGCCTGCCTGCTCGGTCATCTGCCTGCCTGCCTGCCCGGTAAACCTGCCTGCCTGCCTGCCTGCCTTCTTCCCCGCATCCTACCCTCCCGTCCGCGCGACCGCCCGCGAGAGAGCAGAACAGGCATCATCTGACAGGCTCTTTGGAACTTTGGAACTTGGAACTTTCATTCCCAAGAGGGCCCGTGTGCGCGTGTGTGCGGGCGCGTGCGGGCGCGCATGACGCGTAAGTTACCATTATTACTTCCAATGGTTCCAAAGTTCCAAACAAAGTATATAACCCCAGGTCAGCATGGTTGCAGCCATGTGGAACTTTCCCGGAAGTTTGGAACTTACAACAGGCAGTACTCTCATCTGCCTGCCTGCCTGCCTGCCTGCCTGATTCCTACGGTGTGTAGTGGTCAGGCAGATTGGGCAGATTTAACATATCTGCCTGCTGCCCGGAACATTACTTCCACGGGAAAGTTCCAGGGGATCAGGACGTGGCCGCAAGTCCCGTGAACCGGTACCCGTTGGACTTGATAACGGCGTACTTGCGCCCGATGACGGAGGAGAAGACCTTGCGCCCGGCCGGCCTCACGCCCGCGTCCTCGCACCAGGCGCGGTACCACCGGTACAGCGGCGTCACCTGGACGCAGCGGTAGACGGGCATCTCGCTGCTCTCGCGCAGCCTGCCCTCGTCTATCCACTCGCTGACGAATTCCAGCGCGTCCTCGGTCTGCACGGCCATCCGCTCGCGCTCGGCGATCACCGACAGCGGGAGATCGGGGACGTGCCCGAGGCGGTGCTCGCGCTCGGCGCAGGAGACCAGCAGGCGCAGGATGCCGTCGCGCTCGGCCTTCAGGCGGTCCAGCAGGTGCGGGTCCGGGACCGCGTAGCGCCGCTCGAACCGGACGGCCTCGTGCCGCGACATGAACGCGTCGTCCCCGGTGTTGAAGCGGACGGGCGAGTTGCTGCCCAGGAACGGGGTGCACTGCGGCTGCCACTCCACCGGCTTCTCGTACTTGCCCGCCGTGCGCTGGCGGTCGCGGCCGGTGAGCGCCTTCATGAAGGACACGTCGTACAGCGCGCCCTGGTTGGGCTCGTGCGTGTAGACGAACCGCGCGCCCATCAGCTCGTGCTGGCGGAACCCGGAGTCCCCGGCGTGCTTGGCCAGGAACGTCTCCACGGGCACGGCGCGCGCGTAGTCCCCGGCCAGGTACGCGATCAGCTCGGTGAACGTCGACTTGCCGCTGTCCCGCTCGCCGATCAGGTTGGCGAACCCCTTGCGCGGCATCCGGCCGAACAGCGCGTTGCACGTGCGCCACAGCAGCCACCAGCGCTGGTCCGGGTCCGGCACCGACTCCTCCATGAACCGCAGGAACAGCGGGCACGCGGCCAGGGGGTCCCAGCGCGTGCCGCTGCCCGTGCGCTTCGTGACCGGGACGCGGCTGTCATGGGGCAGCAGCCTGGCGTGCCCGTCCCGGATGACCTGGGCGTAGCTGATCACGCCGTTGTCCACGATGATGCTCCCGGTGCCCGCGTCCAGGGCGTCCGCGTCCGCAGAGCACTGCTCGGCAAGCTGGCTGCGGATGGCCTTCTGCCCCGCGTCGTTCCAGATCCGCGTCCGGAACGCCTTGCACGGAGCCCAGTTCTCCCGCGCGCGCTTGAGCACGGACGCCTGCGCCTGCCCTCCCATGTCCCTGATTTCGCCGAGCACGGCCTGCCACACGTCATCAAAGGCCTGCCGGCACCAGGAGGCGAGGAGCTTGGTCATCCGGATCGCGTAGTTGGCCGGCTGGGGCGCGTACCGGCCGCTCCCGTCCCACAGGTACCAGCGTTTCGTCTGCTCGCCGTACAGCATCGGGCAGCCTGCGGTCTCCGTCATCCCGGCGACGGACGCGGCCAGCTCGACGTCCGTCCGGGGCAGGCCGCCCAGCTCCCAGGTGGCCGAGGTGTCGATCGCGCCGTCGCGGTCGTGGATCACGAACCAGTGCGCGGTGAACGGGCGTCCCCGCTCGCCCGCGCGGTCCGGGCAGCACGGGCCCGCCATAACCGGGCCGCGCCCGCTTCTGCTCTGCTGTCAGGTACAGTTGGCACTTGAGGTGCAGACCTTTCATCGGGTGCCTTGCCGCGAGTCCTGGTCACGCGCTAATGACGGACCCGCACCGGGCCCGGCCGCCATACCCGGCAGCCGGGCCCGGTCCCGTTCCGGGGCGGGGTAAGGGACAGCTTACGTCCGGGGAGCCGCGCCCGTCGCCCGGGCATCACCGCGTGTCCCCCCGTTCCAGCCAGGCGCGGAACTGCGCCTTCCGGCCGTCCTCGGCCTGCACCTGGCGCTCCACGAACCGGCGTGCGCTCTCCGCGCAGACAAGCACTTCCCGCCAGCCGAAGCCGTTCTTGTCCGTGGCCGCGTGCACCTGGAGGAGCACGTCCATGACCTGCACTGACCCGGCCATGGACGTCCCGTGCCGGCGGTAGAGCCCGCACGCGATCCGGTAGGTCTCGCGGTTCCGCTGACCGGGGGGGATGCCGTTCTCGAGGTACCCGGGCAGCACGTCGTCCAGCGGCGCGCCGGGCGGGGCATGCCCGGCCGCGTCCGTGCGCGGCGGCGGCGGGGCGGATGCCAGCCAGGGCACGAGCCACCCCGGCGCGCCGGGAACCGCGTGCGGGCACCCGCTCTCCTGCGCGTACGGCACCGGCACCTCTCCCGTGGTGCCGCCGGACCGGTCATGCGGGATGACCGGGATCATCGACGGCGCGGAGACGATGAGGCCGCCGTCTCCCTTGACGTCGACGCCGGGCAGTATCCCGTCGCGTCCCGGCACCGCCTCTCCCTCCGCCGTGCGCAGCCAGTAGTGCAGGCCGCCGGACGGCGTGCGCACGGAGGGCGCGGACATGATCAGGCCCGTGTCCGGGCACTGCGGCGGTCCCGCCAGGAAGTCCCGGAACGCGCCGGGGCCGTCCTGCCCGCGCTTGACGTCCAGGTCGATGACGGCCAGGCGGTTAACGGACCCGGTCGCGACCCCGATGTTGGCGGCCATGTCATGGCTCCACCACTCCATGACCTGGTCGGGGTCGCGCGACGCCAGGTGGATGCCGCCCCGGTCGCCAAGAAGAGGATGGGGTCTTTTGCCTCCCCGTATGAGAGGAATTACTGCATAACCAAGAGCTGCATACCTGAGTGCGGCAGCACCGAGACCGTATTTCTTTGGCAAACGATGATCTGGCTCGAAATACAGACATTTGCAGTTCATCGGTACCTGCGGTCATTCCACGGCCACCAGTCGAGCGCGTCGGCGAAGCACGCGTAGACGATTACCGCAAACAGCAGGATCACGCCAGCGATCAGGTAATAAGCCATCCCGGAGCCTCTTCCCGGTCAGGCCTTCCAGGCGCTTCTTAACCTCGTCATAGCCGGCATGCGTGAGTGACCCGTCGATGGTGATCAGCAGGCACAGGCCATCGCGGCACATGTCGCACAGCAGGTCTTCCTGCGTGGCCGGCGCGGCGCAGAGAATGATGTGCACATCGCACCGGCACGCTGCCATGGCGGTCACGAGAGCCGGAACTTCCCGCGTATGCCGCACAGCACGATGTGCTGGCTGCGCCGCGTCCGCCGGTACCCGCAGTCCGGGCACTTCCTGCCGTCGAGCAGGGCCAGGGGCCTGGCTGCCTTCGGCTTCCACGGCCGGCTGCCCCGGTACACGTACCCGGGCATTACTCGTCCAGGCTTTCGACCCATGCGGTCAGGCGCGCGCGGTCGGCGGTCTCCTGCCGCTCCACCGCCGCGATCGCGTCCGGGTCGATGACGGTCTCGAACGCGCGGCGCACCTCGGCGGCCAGGACATCGGGCGGGAGCGCCTCGCACTGGACGGTCTCGTCGCCGCTGGGGTTCCACGGCGCGAAGCCCCTCGGGCGCGCGCTGGTGTACTCGCGCCCGCTGATGAGCCCTTCAGGCATGCTGAATCATCTCCCTGTGGTCGTTTCCCGATCTTACCCCCGGGTTCGGGTACAGTAGCGGTACCAGGGAGGAGATAGATGACCGTGACTGACAACCAGGCTGTCATAACCATCAGCGACAAGGGGATGACCGCGCCCGTCGAGATTCACGGACGCCTGATCGGGCGGGGAACCTCCGAGAGGGACGAGTCCGTGAAGTGGGCGGTTGTCGAGATCTACCGCCTGGACGAGGGAGGGTACCTCGCGCACCGGGCCGGGTACTCGCTTTCCTACCACCGTGGCGACACCTGGTGCCGGACCCGCGCGGGATCGCGCCCGGGAGCCGACGCGACCGTGGACGACCTGCCGGACGAGGCGGTGCCGTGCCCGGACTGCCGGCCGCCGGAGCCGCGCGAGCTGGGCGACGAGGAGAAGATCCGGTACGAGTTCCCGCGCCACACGTTCGACAGCTGCAAGAATGCCGCCGAGGTGGTCGAGCACCTGACCGTCATCCGGCACCGGGACGGGCGCGCGCCCAGCGTGCGCTTCTCCGGCCCGGTCAGGGCCGCGCTCGGCCAGGCGATGAGCGAAGACAGCGCGTTCCGGGACATGGGCCTGGACGCCGTACTGCTGTAGGGAAAGAGGGAGACAGATGGCAATACCCTGCGAGTCATGCCCGAAGCCGGCGCGCGAGGTCATCCTCATGCGCGCCGGGGAGAACATGGTCGGCAACGGGATGGCGGTGTGGACGGCGCTGTTCCGCTGCGGTGACGAGCACCTGGCCACGGCCGACGCCATGACCATAACGCACCGTGACCCGGATGCGCAGGTCCTGGTGTTCAGCGCCGGGAACCCCCTCGTCCAGGATATTTACGCTGCGGTGCGGGAGCCGTGACCGTGCTGCCGGGGACCGTGCTCGCGGTCCGCACGGGAGGGTTCGCGGCCGAGATGATCCGGCTTGGCGCGGCACTGGCCGGCAAGCCGGACATCTCCAACCACATAGCCGTGGTGCACCACGCCGATGACCAGGGCACGGTGTGGTGCGTGGAGGGCCGTCCCGGCGGGGCCGGCTGGCGGAACGCCTCGGACTACCTGTCCTCGCACTGGACGCTGGACAACCGCGACCAGCCGATGACGGACGCGCAGCGGCTCCAGGTCGCGACCATAATCGCCGCGATGGTCGGCACCCCGTACGACTGGGCCGCGATCGCCGGCGACGGGCTTGACGACCTGCACCTGTGGGACCCGGTTAACGGCCAGGTGCAGGGCCAGGCGGTGTGCTCCGCCCTGGCCGCGTGCGCCTACGACAAGGCCGGGCTTCCGCGCCCGCCCGGCGGAGAGCGCGCGGTCCAGCCGTCGGACTGGGATTCCTGGATGATCACGCGCGGCTGGGAGAAGTAGCGCCGGGAGGCTATCGTGACTGCTGGTGCTCTGGACAACGTTCGCCTTCATAAGGTCCGCGACACGGAGACCATGATGGCGTTCTTGCGGTGGGCCGGGGAGAGGCACGAGAACGACATCATATTCGGCGACACCGAGAGCGCCGGCTTCTCGCCCTACCACGACCGCATGCGGCTGGTGCAGGTCGGGGACATGCATGCCGGCTGGGCATTCGGCCAGGGGTGGTGGGGAGCGGCGGTCGAGCTGCTCGCGAGGTACCCGCGCATCGGGTTCCACAACTCGCCGTACGACTGGCGGGTGATAAAGCGGCACACGGGCACCGAGCTGCCGTGGGAGCGGATCGAGGACACGCTCACCGCCGCGCACATCACCGATTCCCTCAAGCTGGCCGGCCTCAAGCCGCGCAGCGCCCAGGACATCGACCCGCGCGCCGCAGCCGGCGAGCAGGTCCTGCACGACGGGATGGCCGCCAACCGCTGGACGTGGGACACGGTGCCCGAGGACTGGGAGCCGTACTGGTGCGTTCCCGAGACGACGGAGATCCTGACCCGTAGCGGGTGGAAGCACGTCAACGACGTGCTCAGCTCCGACGAGACGCTGGGCTGGGCAGACGGAGAGCTCCACTGGACGCCGGTAGTGCAGGTGCGCAAGTTTCCCGCGCAGCCGGTGGTGAGGTTCGGTAACAAGTGGTGGAGCACCGTTGCCACCGAGAACCACCGCTGGCTGGTCCGCCAACGCGAGCACCGCCAGGGCAAGGACGAGTGGTCTGCTCCGCATTTCGCCACGACCAGGGAGGCGTGGAAAGGCGGCAAGCGGACAATTCTTCAGCTCACCGGGTACGCGGACGGAGGCAGCAGCCCGTGCACTCCGGACGAGGCCAGGGTAATCGCGTGGCTCTTGTCAGATGGCACGATCGACTGGCAGCGTGACCGCAGCTCACCCAACCCGCAGATCTGGCAGTCCGTCCACAAGTATCACGAAGAGATCAGGCTGCTGCTCAAGCGCGAGGGCGCGTACGTGTCCGAGCGGTTCCGCGACAGCAACTCATGCTACAGGTTTCAGGTCAGTGCCGCGTACGTGCAGCGGCTCTGGGACGCATACGGGCTGTTCGACGGGCTGGACGAATTCACGCTGTCGCTGTCGAAAGAGGCACGCCGTGCCTGGGTTGACGCCTGGTACAAGGCCGAGGGCAGCAGGGACCGTGCCCTGATCACGCAGAATGCCGGGCCGAAAGCTGACGCAGTTGCGCTCAGCCTGTTTCTTGAGGGGTTCCTCCCCCGCATCAGCGAGAAGCAGGGCGGGTGCCTAGACATTCGCATGAGCCAGCGCCCGGTCGGCAACACGCGCAACGCTGCCGTGGTGTACGAGGACGCGGGAACCACTGATGTCTGGTGCCCGACAACAGGACTCGGCTCCTGGGTAGCGCGAGACAAGGACGGCCGGATCTTCCTGACCGGGAACTGCTACAGCGCGCTTGACCCGGTGCTCGCGGCGCACCTGTGGAACAGGTTCGGGCCGCAGGTGACCACGACGTACCGCCAGGCGTATGACCTGGAGAAAGCCACCACCAGGATCAGCGCGGGCATGATGGACACCGGCATGGCGGTCGACCTGCCGTACATCCGCGAGAAGATCGCCAGGATCAGCGGGTTCCGCGAGCAGGCGATGGCATGGCTCGGGGCCGAGTTCGGTATCCGGTCCGTCGGGTCCAATAAGCAGGTCATGGCCGCGCTCAACGCCGTCGGCATCCCGACGCGGGTGTGGACGGACGGCGGGCAGCCGTCCATCAGCAAGGAAGCCCTGGCTTTCTACGCTTACTGCTATCCCGAGCACGCGCACCTGGTCAAGACGATCCGGTACGCGCGCAAGGCGGGCGACATCGTCGGGAAGTACCTCCAGAAGTTCCTGGACCTGCATGTGGACGGCACCATGCACTACACGATCAACACGTGCCGGGCACGTACCTCGCGCGAGTCCGTGACCGACCCGCCCATGCAGACATTCGACCGCGACGAGCCGGTAATCCGGGGGTCCTTCATCCCCCGGCCCGGTCACCGGCTGATCTCCATCGACGCCGACCAGATCGAGATGCGCATGACCGCGCATTTCTCGCAGGACCGCCAGCTCATCGCCGACTTCCTGGAGGCCGACCGCAACGGGGAGTCCTTCTTCGTGCTGTCCGCATCGCGGATGTTCCGGGAGCCGATATCCAAGAAGGACCCGAGGTACACGCACACCAAGAACGCCTCCTACGGCCAGGTGTACGGTGCCGGGCTGGACAAGGCGGCGGCCACGGCGGGCATCCCGCTGGAGGAAATGCGGCCCATATACATGGGATTCCAGCAGCGGTACCCGGGCGTGCCGCAGCTGATGAACCGGCTGGTCAACCAGGGGAAGCGCGGCCGGGAGAGGCCGTACGCGACCGCGATCGACGGCCGGAAGCTGTACGTGCGGCGCGGCCGCGAGTACTCGATCCTCAACACCATGGTCCAGGGCAGCGCGGCGGTGGTGCTCAAGAACGGGCTGGTGCAGATGGACGCGGCCGGCCTCGGGCCGTACCTGCGGCTGGACATCCACGACGAGCACATCCTGGAGGCCCCCGAGGACATCGCCGGAGAGGTGCTGCGCAAGGCCGGGGAGATCCTCACCGACCGCGAGACGTTCCGCGTGCCGCTGACCTGGGACGGCAAGGTACTCGACTACCGGTGGGTGAAGACCTGATGAGCGGCGTCCCGTGCACGGCCGGATGCACGTGCAGACGTCACGTGCACCACACGTACCCGAAACACGACGTCAGCCGGGTCACCAGTGACATGCGCCAGTACGCGGAATGGAAAGAATCGCGCGACAGGCTGATCATCACCGGCCTGGAAAACGGGATGCCAGTCAAGGTAATCGCCAGGGAAATGAACGTTTCCCGGTCAGTAATCGACAGGATACGAAAGGAATACCGTGAACGTACCGGAATACCGCCAGGCGATGATCCGCGCGCAGCAGGACTTCAGCAGCGCCGTGTCGGCGGCGGCCGAGGTTCTCAGCGAGGAACTTCACCGGATAGATAACCAGTTCTTCGAAGAGCAGGATAGAGCTGGTGCAGTGATCGCGTACGGGGGCAATGAGGGGTTCAGCGGCGGCAACTCGGGTACCGGTAACCATCTAGAGAAGAAAGGGCACTGATGGCAGGTCACGTTCACGATTACCGGAAGCAGGGAGAGTATACCGACAGGCAAGGCGTGCGCCATGTTCACTACAAGTGCGCCTGCGGGTCGGAGTACTGGACCTGATGCTTCC